CTCATCATAGGCAGCCTCTTCGTCAACCAGCCCGCACTCTGATTCAATCAGACTTTCAATGACCCACTCTATACTCCACTCCACGCCGACACCCTCAAGGTGGCGCATAAGGTCATCTGAACCACATTTGTGGCAGAAATAACCGTGGGTTTCAGCATCCCATGTTTCAAGGCTATAAGAATTTCCCTCTATTGATTGGGCGGCTACTGCATAGACTTTATCATGCTCATTCCCGACAATACGATAACAGCTATAGCAAAACGGCTCTGTACGGTCATAGGCCAGCGCTCTAAACTGATCTTCTAATTCCTCTGTCATTTGAAAGCTCATGGTTGTCTCCTTTAGTTCTAAATGTGTTAGGCTGAAGCCAACACCCTCTCTGGCGTATAAATGGGTGAAAAAAATACAAGGGCGGCGACGCCAGGAGCCGGGCGAAGCCTTTACCCTGGTATTATAAAAGTCTCGGATGAGTGAAGAGAAAAGCCTGGGAACTCGTCCTTTACCCAGGGTTTCGACACCCGCTTTCAAGCTAGGGTTCCCAGGCTCCGCTTTTCGTGTCCGAACAGTTGCAAGGGCTAGTATTTACGCCCGCATTGACCAGGTTGGATAAAAAAGCATGTATTGTTCATCTTGAGAGAGATTGAAATGGAATATATTGTTGGAATTGACGTCTCAAAAGCTTCGTTGGACTGCCACAACTTGCAGGATGGCACTTCTTGGAAGGTTTCCAATAATGCTCAAAGCTGGGAGGAGCTGTCTAGTCAATTGGAGAGTGTTAAATTAGTGGTCGTTGAAGCCACAGGCGGCTATCAGGAAGGTTTAGTTGATACTTTACTGGCCAAGAATCTACCAGTAGCCGTAGTCAATCCAAGGCAAGTCCGTGATTTTGCCAAGTCCGCTGGACGTTTAGCAAAAACGGACCGTCTGGATGCCGAGATTATAGCCCGGTTTGGCTTGGCTCTCAATCCGACACCTCAGACCAGCCCTTCTGAAATCAAAGAATTGCGAGACTTGGTGAACTACCGGGATGATCTGCTCAAGCTTTGTAGCGCACAGAAAAACCGAAAACTACAATACCGCGATCCAGCCATCCGAGATAGTATTCGGAAAAGTTTGGACGCTCTACAGAAAGAAATTACATGGGTAGATGAGAAAATCCAAGCATTCATTCAGACAAACAAAGCGATTGAAGCTAAAGCCAGTGTTCTGCAAGCCGTCAAAGGGGTAGGGCCTGTGCTGACAGCCTCATTGCTTGGCTTATTGCCGGAATTGGGGCAAATAGACAACAAGGCCATTGCGGCTCTGGCAGGGGTTGCACCCTTTAACTGCGATAGCGGAAAATATCGGGGTGGAAGGCGGATATGGGGAGGACGAAAAGCGGTTCGAAAAACCCTGTATATGTCGGCTTTAGTCGCTAAGCGATACAATCCACTCATGAAAGCCTATTTTGAACAGCTGGCTGCCCGAGGAAAGAGCTTCAAAGTCGCTATAGTCGCCTGTATGAGAAAGTTATTGGTCATTCTCAATGCTAAAATGCGAGATTACTACAGCCTGAATGCGGCTCAAACAAAGACAGCATAATTGATTCCAATCTTTCAATCTACTAATCTTAGGTAACTTTTTAATACCACAAACAACCAAAAAATTGGCTTCCTTTCTGCTTTCGTTGTATCTAATAACTGTTCATCTGCCAAATTATAGAAAGGCTAGTGCCCATGATAACAGTTGGTTTTAAACCTTCTATTGCAATTCGAAACACAGCTCCTAACCAAGCCCGATTACTACAGAATAGTTCAAATAATGGCTTTCATACTCCACAGGATCGTTTTTCTGGGAGAAAACATGATGTACCAACTTATATTCCAGCACAATCAGTACCAGAAGTTCGTGAAAAAATTGCAGATAGTGAAAAACCAGTGAGTTCGAAAAGCAAAACAGGCTTTGCACTTACAGCCGCTGGATGGGGTGCCTTAGCAACAGGAAATCCTTTGCTTTCAATACCTTTGAATCTTGCCGGTGCTGCTGTTCAAGGACAAGCTTTAAAAGATAAAACAGAAACAGACGGACTAAAAAAAGCCTTGGATAAAAAAATAAAATAACGCAATGGGATTAATCGCAAGTTTCTGTATTTTTTGAAACCTTACTTAAATAGAACAATTTATTGACTTAACAAGACAGTTGCTTGGTATTTTTGAGGGCGAAAGCCCTGGTTTCTCTTTACTATCAATACAAATTGGCAAATTTATATTTTTCGAGCAGACGTAAATGACTATAGAACTTTTGCAATTTAAAAGAGCCTCTGGTGTTTCCCAAAGGCTCTTTTCTCTATTATGGCTGACATCAATAGGCCGCATAATAAAGGCTAGTAGATATTTAGTCTACCAATCCACTTTTTTCATTATCGCAAGTGCTTCTTGTTTAGATGTTCTGCAATATTCACTTGTGGTCTTTAAATCTTTATGACCACAGGATTCTTGCAATGCTTTAAGAGGTACACCATTGTTCGCGTTAATCGTCACGTAAGCCCTCCGGAGTGCATGAGGATGAACCTTTATTCCAACTCTCGAACCAATGCGCTCTAAACGATCATGAACGCCCCTTGGAGTCATTCGTTTTCCATTACGGTTGAGTAGGATGGGAGCATTCAAAGAATTGTCATCAACATGATTATAATATTTTCTAATAATATCTAAGGCTGCAGGAGGAATCGCCACGTCCCGAATCGTACCTCCTTTACCCTCAACATTCACTAACTCTGAACGCTCAAAATCAACATGCTTCCAATTTAGAGAACAGGCTTCCGACACACGAAGCCCTGTGGATCCCAAAAGGCGCACTAAAAAATTCTCTACTAAACTAGTACAAGCTTGTTCGATACGTATAAATTCATTCAAGGTAACAACATGACGCATTGGATTTTTGTTTTCTTCAGGCCTCAAAAGTCTTATAGATTGGACAATAGAATCATCTATAGCCTTCTTAACCGCTAAATAACGGCTAAAGCATAGAATGGCTTTGTAATAATGACTTTTGGTAGCTTTTTGTCTCGGATCATATTTTAAGAGTTCAGTTTCCAAACCATCAGCACTTATATTTGAATGATTTGAAAAATACAAATTCAGATAATAATTATAATCATCGATTGTACGTGGGGAATATACTTTTCCATTCATAATCCCAGTTTCAAGGGCTTTTTTAAACCGTCCAAGATAATCAGCATGATTAACTGCCTTATCAGACACATTTCGTCGATTAAAATTCGACTCAGCTAGAGCCTTAAGCTGCTCCTGCTCTTGCAAAAAAATCTGGACGGCTTGGCGAGGAATCATAAACGTCTGCTTACGTCCGTATTGGACAGCTTGAGCGAATAGTGTCCCTTTTTTACAATATCTTGTAATGGAATCTGTAGAGACTCCTAATACCCCTGCCGCTTCCTGTACCGTATATAAAGCTTTATCCAGAGAGTATAGCTGAGGTTTGGAAAGCAGAGGGTGTAGCTTTATTGCGCCACTTTTGCGGCACTTTTCAATACTACCCATGTCGTTAAAAGTCTCCCCTGATGAGGCTTCATGCTCATTGGGTATATTCCCCGTATCAACGATGGGTAAACTATTTATATCAGAATCTTGGAAAATGGTCGGGATGACAGGATTCGAACCTGCGACCCTCTGCTCCCAAAGCAGAGCCAGTAGGTAGATGCCAAGTAGATGGCTAGTAGCTATCAAACGTTACAAGAAAATATGTGGTGCAACGAAACCCATGATAACAACAGCTTGAACTTTTACAATATGTTACAAGTGGGCGGTCAAACCTTTCTACCTTGTGGGTATGCAATTGGCCTGGCATCATAACCACAATTCTTATAATCGGTACACTCCCATCCAGTGTCTAGATCATTTCCACATTGAGGACATTTGTTCATCACAGTCACTATTTTCACCCGATAATGAGGGTCTTCTATTGGATACTTCAGTCGTTCACTCCAATTGGGAACCACCTAATCCCCGCCTTTCTTGTGTTTATTGAACAGTTCATTCGTTTCTAAACTTTCCAGCTCTATAACATAGGATTTCAGGTCATCACGAATCCCCTTGAGCATAGCCTTGGCATCAGCACAGTTCTCAGGAGGGCATGAGGCATTTTTCTGAGTTACTTTCACGCGTTTTCTTAGCCACTTAAGTTCATCTTCGATAGAATTAAAAAAACGAACTGGCCGCACCTCTATTCTCCTCCCTGTTTAAGCTGGGTAATTGCTTTATGGATAACTTTCCATGCCCTCCTAGCACCCTTGGCCTTATCGCTGAGTACCGGAATTGCAGCAAGACTGTCGATCCGCTTCTGAACCTCAGACAAACACTCATCAATCGCAGCCTCCCTCAATTTGGCATCACGCTCTTGGGCTTGCTGGGATAAGTTAGTGAGGGCTTCCTCAAAATTGACACCAAAATGGAATATCACACCATTAAATTTAAATTTTAGTGCCTTTGCTGTGCAATGCTTAACGAAAGATTCGCATACCAATTGGACTCCAAACGGATTGATACCAGCGTCATTCAAATTTTGCATGGTAACTTCTCCAGGATTATTACCAAGTATTAGCTCCACTATCATCGTTTTCTCTGATTCCAGTTGGATGATTTTAGCCTCCGCAGCAATAGCCCTATCCGTAGCTTGGTTCATAAGGTCAGCAGCAACGTCTGTGTTTTGTCTGGCTGCCTCTATATCCCTGTCTTTGGCTTCAGCTAGGCTCTGCATGGCTCTATACCGCTGATCCCGGATAATTTCCTCAGCAAGATCAAGTTCTATTTCCCCAGCCTCGTAACACATTTCAGAAAACAATAACTCTATGGATTCGCGTACTGTTCCTGTATAGCCCATTCTCTTGATAGGCTTATCAATCTTCATCTTCAGGCTCCTCATCATTGCAAACGCACATACTCAGACAACATTGACAGACCCCACACGGACATTCCCACTCATTGCAAGTGTAACAATAATTAGCGCTCATATCTCTCCATTTTCTGATTGTGCCACAATACCGGTTAGCATTACCTTTTCACGAACCTTTACCATCTCCTCGTCTCCATAGCCCCAGAGGTCTCGCCCCCAGGAGAAGTCCCAAGGGCCGAAGTGCATCGAGTTTATTGGCTCACCAGTTCTGATATATTCCCGCAGGGCTTCAATCAAACGCTTCATAGTTCCGCCGCCTGTGAAGTTCTTCCAGCGACCTTTTGTGTGGGTGTAGCAACGCTCTCCGTTGGTGTAGTACTCGTCATAGAAGTAGATGAGCCCGCGCTCATCTACCGTTAACTTGGCCACCTGGTTGTTGCGCTCGGAATAAAAAAACCGGCGACCATGCTCTGATATGGCCTGGATGATTTGGTTAGCCTTCTTGCAGCGCTCATGCCTTATGCTCATCATGCCTCCACTCTCTTAAATTCAATAACCCACACCCAATCATTACGCCCCCAGGAGCCAGGGTAGGTTTCATGCCACAAATCCTCAAACATCATTCGGACAGGAAACTCGCTTTCAAATGGATTCATACCTTCAGCTAATGCGTCTTCAACTGAAATATCCCGAATTCGCTCAACCTTAATGTCTGTGATTTCAAGCAAGATACGGCAGGCCCAGCGGGGCATGTGAATAGATGGTTTTGCGGGAACCTTGTCCCAAGTTCTTAAAACGTTACCAACTGGAACCTGACCGCAATGATCCAAGTCCGCTTTATAGCCAATACCGCTGGGAGCCTCTCCAAGCTCAGGGAACTCGGCAAAGGTTTCTCTAACCCAAAGCCGATTACCTGGCTTACCAAAGGGACATGCGTTTTCCACCAGCCAATCTGTTGGAGGTTCAACTTTGAATCCTGGCAACTGTGATGCAGCTGAATCCTCTGCAGCCCAGGCAATTTTATAGGTATTTCGCCCTGGCCAGAAATAACCACCATCTACATGGACAGGTTGAGGGTTAATAATCAGCCGTGTCTGAGTCTTCTGACCTGCCAAAATAGCCCTGACCATTTCTGAATTCATTAGAACAGGCTTTTCTTTTACCTTTAAATTTGAATAAAATCCCTTAAGACGTTCGCGTTTTAGTTCGATTTGCTTAACGTTTTTTTTCATTGCTTACTAAGATCCTTCCTAAAACTTGATCTGTTAATGGATTCTTAAAATACCCTGATTTTGTGGTCTGCCGGGTTCATGAAGCGGGTTATGCTATGCCTGAACAGCAATGAGATTTCCCCCACTGGGCCGTTTCGCTGCTTGGCAATGATGATGTCGGCTGTACCAGGGCGCTCGGTGTCCTTGTTGTAATATTCATCCCGGTAAATAAACATGACCAGATCAGCATCCTGCTCAATGGAGCCGGACTCCCGCAAATCGCTCAGCATCGGCTTTTTATCCTGACGACTCTCCACCGCCCGGGAAAGTTGGGAAAGCGCGATGACCGGCACCTTCAATTCCCTGGCCAAGCCTTTCAATCCACGGGAAATGGCGGAGATTTCCTGATTCCGGTTCCCGTCGTTGGAGCCAGAACCTTCCATCAGCTGGAGGTAATCAATCACGATCAGCCCCAGGGGTTGGCCCAATTTCATCTGAACCTGGCGCGCCCGGGCTCGCATTTCCATCACGGACATGCCCGGCGAGTCATCGATGTGAATGGGGGCATCATCCAGCTTCATCAACCCATTTTTGATGCGCTCAAAATCGAAGTCGTTCAGCTCGCCGGTGCGAATACGTTGCGCATCGACTTCCGATTCTGCGCAAAGCATCCGTTGGACCAGCTGGTCTTTGCTCATCTCCAGGCTGAAAATCATGACCGGCTTCTTTTCAGTCAAAGCTACATGGGTCAGGATATTCAGGCAAAAAGCGGTTTTGCCCATCGATGGCCTGGCGGCCAAGATAATAAGATCGGATTTCTGAAAGCCAGCCGTGTAGTTGTCCAGGTCATAAAAGCCGCTGGAAACGCCCATTAGAGTGCCTTTATTCTGATGGCGCTCCAGGATGGCCTCATAGGAGCCGGGCAGGATATCGGAAATCGAAGCCGATTGAGATTTCTGCCCATTCTGGCACAGCTCAAAGATTTCCTGTTGGGCAGATTCCAGAGCTTCCGCCGTGCTGATGGGTTGATGGCCCAGCGCGGAAATATGGCAGCCAGCAGTCACCAATCCCCGCATAATGGCTTTTTCCTTCACGATTTTCGCGTGATAGACGATATTCGCCGCAGTGGCCACGCCCATCGCCACGTCCATCAGGTAGGGTCTACCACCTGCCGCCTCCAGGGTTTCATTGTCGTTCAGCCATTCGGACAGTGTGACAATATCAATGGGCTCATTCAGCTTATAAAGCTCCAGCATGCCGTGGAAAATATGCTGATGCGGCCCGCGATAAAAATCTTCTGCCCGGAGTATATCCACGATCTGGTGGATCGAATCCGGGTCATACAGGACGGCGCCAATCACCACTTGCTCCGCTTCCACAGAATGGGGTGGCAATAGGCTTTCTACTGGACCTATTGCGGACACTTTGTCGTCCCGTCGAGCATTTGCCGCCATTACAGCACCCCTTTCGGCTGAATGATTTTACTCATCTTGGCCAAGGTGGTTTCAGTTGTGCTGGTCCTCATGGGGTCATCGTTCCAAGTGCTCCATCTGGCCATACCCTGGGGATTTGGATTTTCAGAGCGATGCAAACACTGCCTGACTACTTGATGCAAGTCAAAGGCTACCCGAGCGCTGTCAGAAATCCTGGGGCTATGGATTCCGAAGTTTGTACCTGGATGATAAAAGCCGGTATAGATTTCTTTAGCCTCTTTCAATAGGTATCGCACTTTATCCCTGCGTACCAGCCAGTCATCAAAGGATTCATCAGACAGCCTTGGCGTGTGCTCAGCAACTTCTTCCAGTTGACCCATCAAAATACGAGAGAAGAATTCAACCGATTCATTGAGCACCTGGGCCTGTTTGATGGTCATTTGCAGTTGGAAATCCATCAGGCGACCCTCCCTGCTATGCGAACATAGCAAATGTCATACCCTTCACCCCGGTAAATGAACTTCTTGGCTTGGCTGTCATAATCGAGTTCTCTGCCGGAAACGGTAAGAGGTCCACTGGGAGCATCTATTTGAACCGAGTCAGCTTCCAGAATCCTTTGCCAATATTCCTTTTTCTCTACTTTGCCAGCCGTGTGCCCGACCCAAGTGTTCCAATAACGGATAAGTTGTTTGGCATGATTGATGAAAGGGGCACATTCGGCTTCAACGGTCAGCCAATGCATGCAGGAGCGAATATCTTCAGGGGTTTTATCCTGACTCAAAAGCTCCTCAAAACTTTTGACATTTTGCGCGAACCATTTTTCACCGAAAACATTCTTGCCTTGAGTTTTTAAAATCTCCTGAAACTCAGTAGCCAGACCACTTGCGGAAGAACGGGGCTTTTGATCCCTTTCCCAATCCGATTGCCCCCCAGGGGGGGTAAGGGGGGGATCACTTGAAATAGAACTTGAAATTGAAATGGCATCGCCGGGCATTGCACAAGCAATGCTTGGAGCATTACCCCTTTTGGCTTTACTCCATCTTGCTTTTGCGGCTTTTTGCGCTTTTTCTGTTTTCATTTCTGAAGATTTTTTCAATTTTTTCCGCTCTTTTTCTAAGCGCGGATGCATCAGAAAATTCTCTTTTTTACTCACCGTGAAGCAGACTTTGATACTGGGCCAAATTGCGCTCATCGTCTCTTCTGAGCACTCGCAGAGCTTGGCCAGTTTGCTGAGATCGTTTGGTATGTACTGCTCACGCCAAGCATGCGAAAGCAACATGATGTAAGCACCTTTTGCATCCAAACTCATAAACTTCACATTCGGGTCATTCAGGAAATCTCCTGGATAGAACAAAAATGCGGGTGATTTTTCCTTCATACTCTCTTCCTTTGCTATTCTGGTTTTGGTTCAATAAAAGGCAAAGCAAACTAAAGCTATGGGAGTGCTTCCCATTGCTTGCCGGTAAAGCCCGGCATTAACTATCGGACCTCATTCATCAGCCCCATAGTTTTCAGGCAATTCTAAATAAACCTCTCAGTTGCAATTTTGGAGGCTAAAAAGGACATGCCAAACTAAGGGGGCTGATTTTTCATCAAGCCCGATTAAAAGGCTTTCTATGAAGCTAATTCATGGTTTCACACTGGCAGAGGCCTCCTTTCTCGACAATGTTTATGATGCTTTACAAATTTTCTAGATCCAGAAAATAGCTCCTCAATGGGGCAAGGGATGGATGGCTCACTGGTTTGCCCACAGTACAGGCATACAAACAAACCACCTGGGCCTGTATTGATCTGTATCCAAGGATAATCCTGCTCTTTCGTCTTGCTCATGCGATGGTTCCCCACAGGCTTAATTGGCCGGGCACCTCGTCTGGCTGAGGTGTGAATTCAACTTGCACTGGCCCAATCGTTATAACTATCCATCCCAAACGCAATGCAGCGCTTTCAAACACCATCATGATTAATGGACAATCAGGACAATGCTTATTGTGGCGGCTGATTTCCCGATAGCCGCATTTCAGGCATACAAGCTGATCCGGATGGACTGACATCAGCTGCCTACTTTCTGTTCTTTCATTTCCTTGTAACGTTGCACTGAGGCAACTTCAAAAAATGTTTTTAGGGTGTCAAAAAAGCGAAGCATCATAAACAACCAGCCAGCAAATAACCAGGCTGATACAAACTGGCCAATCTGAGTCCCATAGACTAGAAAAACGTTAAAATTATGCTGAAATTCCGTGGTCATCCTTTTTAAGCCTCTTCCTCATATTTACAAATATTGCAAATTTTGATGTCGGGTAAAGGAAGTGATTGGCCAAAGAATTCCTGAGATCGATTGGTCTCCTTGGCCAGTACCCCAAAATCGCAATTTGGGCATGGTTCACAAGTTTGGATTTTAATGGCCTCAGACTTTTTCACTTCCTGCATGCTATTAACCCTCATTCAAATTAATTTGACCGGGAGATTCGATCTCCCGGCCATATAACACTTATTCTTCTTCGTTATTCAGAGAATCAGTACCACCCTCCGCACCAGGGGCAGAGTCTTGAGTCGATCCCGATGTTGCAGGCGCAGCCGCCTGTTCTTCATTTCCAGTTTCAGCCGTATTTAAAATGGCAGGCGTAAAATCCAAGTAGTATTCCTGATTAATTTCAAACGAAACTGCCGGATTATCCACAGTCAGATCTAATCTGCCACCCGGAGTGTAACGATGATATCGTTCGTTTTCAGGTGTTCCATCATCAGTTACAGCAAAAAATTGATACTGTTTTGTATCCCCACTACCAGGTACAATTGCTGCACATTTAAATTTTGCTCTCACTGCCATCTAATATTTCTCCTTCTCATTAACACCCGCTGTTTGAGGCCAGCGGAAGCCTTTAACTCTTATTTAAGCAACCCCTACATGTTGGAAGCTGAATTTGTTGGGAACGATGACAACACCACCAAGCCCCGCCATGTTCATTCTTTCTTCTTTGGAACGCTCAGGATATTCCGTATCCGGGGAAACCAAACGCCAAACTTTAAGCAGATGGCCAAGCGCCATAAAGCGAAGTGCCAAGCCTTGATCGCCAAGCAACGCACCCAGGGTGATATAGTCCTGCATGGCAAAAAGAGGCATAAATAGAGGCAAATCCTCTTTCAGCAGGCTCAAGAATTCATCCGTATTGGGCTTACCCTTTAAGCCAACCGTAAAAAAAGTTACATTGACCGTGTGTCCGGTGGGTTTTTCATCGGTACCATTGCTAACTAGGCATTGACCACATTCACATTCTCCACGCGTGGTATGAGCCAAAACATATTCCTGCAATTTCCCACTATTCATAGATGTATCCTTCCCAAACTAACTGTTATAATGTCTCCCTCCCCTAACCTCCGGCCCGGAGTGTGAGAGCAGGCCGGAGGTGGTGTCAGAAGGGGGGTGGGTGAGTGCTTTAAAAGGGTGGTACCTCCATTAGCCAGAGGTTATTCAGCACCAGCTGATCGACATCGGATTCATCAAGAGCGCCGATGTCCATCCAAGTTGTGTCGCGTCTGGCTACCAATGAGCGCAAAACAATCTGCTTGTGATGGGATGAGATTTCAGTACCATGAGTTGCCTGGTAGAGATGGCTCAAAGCATTTCTAGCCGCTATCCCTACGGACGAGTCATCGTTTAAAGTCTGTTTAACAATGGATTTGACTGCATTGTAAGCTGCGGCAATCGCTACTTTTTTGTGTAGTTCAGCTGCCGGGCTGGGTAACTTGGATGGTTGAGACATGGTTCGTACCTTTTAACAAACAACTGGTTGAGATATTCAATAGGTTGATCAGGACCAGCAGTTAGGCGGTAAAGGAGTTTAAATCGTCCAAGCCCAATAGTTTGCGCTCCGCCTTATGCCGGGTGAAGAAGTCCAGCTGGTCCTTGAGATAAATCGCTATAGCTTCACGGAAATGTTCCGCTTTGGTCCTGCCGGTAAATGTGATCAAAAGCTCCAAATCAGCTTCTTGCTGCATAGATAAACTTAAAGATGTTTTCTTGACGCGCTTTGCCATGAAACTCAATGCCTTCCGCTTTCTATGTTCTTGGTATCATTCGCCAAGAATGGTTCATCAAGCACTGGCCGCCTCTTTCTCCTGGGCTTTAAGAGGCAAGCGTTGTTGTGCCGAATCAGTAAAACAGAAGAGCTTTCTATCAAACTGAGGAAATGTAAAGAGAATTCCCTTTAAGGTTATTTCTGGGATACCCGTCGTATTCGCCAACCAGGCTTCAAAAGTTGGTAATGGCACCCCAATTTTATTGGCTACAAAGTTTTGTTTAAGGCCATGCTTCTTGATTTCAGCCTTAAGTTCATCACCTATGCCATATACTCTTCGCATAAATATGATGCTCCTGTAATGGAAAAATCCTTTAACAAGATCAATCTTAAAGGATTCTTCCGTAAAGTCAATGGAAAAACCCTTTTTTGTTTAGCGGAAAATTCCCCTTAATGTAATGAGAAAATCCTTTAGCAAATAATGAGAAAGGTATATCCAGACAGACTTGGTGCCTTCATCGCTACGGAGAGGGAGAAGAAATTCCCTTCTCGCATAGCTTTTGCAAAAAAATATGGGCTGGACCCGAGCACTATAGGGGATATAGAGAATGGTGATACAAAGAGCCCAGGCTTAAGCTCTATTTTGACTATCGCTGAAGGGCTTGGCATAAGCCCCATGCGTCTTATATCTGTATACCAAGGCAAGGACCCAGATGAAATTGAGGATGACCAACGCTATAAAGCTCCACTTATCGAGTTCTTGCATCATTTACCAGAGGAGCTTATCCTGGAGGCACTGAAAGCACGTCCACCTCAAGATGTTTTAAAAGGCTTGATTGAATCTAAAGGGATCGAGAAGATTCAGGAATGTCTAGCAGAAGCAAAACGTCGTCAACAAGAGAAATCGTAAATTTGGATATCCTTCTGGAGTGAATACGCTTATGAAATCCCGTATTATCCCTTTGATATTGTTGTTAAATCTTACAGTGACTTCATTTGCTGAGGATTTTACATCCCAAACGGTTCCAATAGGGCAAAACACAGCCGAAAAAGCCTCAAGCATAAGTATTAATGATTTTGAAAAGTTCATAATTCTGGAGAAGCAAAAGACTGAGTTAACTTCGCACCTTAAAAAAATGTATGATGCTTATAAAATAACGCTCAAAAGCGCCTATCCAAATCCATTAATAGTGACAAATAAATCATTTAGCAATGGTGTATTGGGTATTACTGCATATAAAACCCTTTACATATCTCCAATGAAGTCTCTTCCTTGGGCTTTCATCCCTTTTGTTGGGATTATCCCCGCTTTAACCTTGAATGCAATGTATACAACAACAGATGTGAAAATGCTGAAAGAGTCCAAGGTATACCAAGGTAAACTTTCATCTACTCAACTCAGTAAAGAGTCACCTATTACCTTTGATTTACTCGTTCCTAGTGGTCAAGTCCCAATAATGGCCATAGAATTCAATGACAATTCTACTTCTCAGACTTTTACCTACCGGAGTTTGTGATTTGAGTCACATTATGGGACTACTCATTAAGGATTTCCAGGTGGCTCGGATTATTGTGGAGTAGCCATTCTAGATACTTCACGATCTCTTCTTCAGAAACCAGTGAAAAGATATCCACGTTTGAACGCGGCTGCTCCACTTCCGTATCACTACCACCACTAACTTATGTATCTCTCAGTCTTCTATTATATATTCTCTTGATGACTTTGATTCGCCAGAAATCAATGAGAGTCAATATATTGTGCTCAGTACAATATTTGGAAAAACGAATATTTATCCCTGTGTAGATTAAGCATGGAACCCTACTCTGTCCATGACATAATGCCAAACGGGACCTTGAAAATTATTATGGGAATTCCACTCCACGGACGATGGGGCCTTTGGGAAAGGGCTTCACGCCCGGCCCGCCCAAGACGGGTATCCGAAAGGAAAGGAGGACTGATAGATGCTAACCCTTCTATTAGTGGCATTTAAGGCTATCTTCTTGCTTTACGAGCTTGTAGAAACCCTTAAAAGGCTGATGGCCCTGCTCTAGACCAGCAAGGCCATCTGGGAAATCCTGGGTAGGTGCTTGGGCATCTACCTAATTACATTTTAGCCTGGACGTGGCAAATTGCAATGTTTTACCCTTTATCAGCAGGTTTTTCAGCCATTTCAACAAGAAGAACCTCGAACTCTGGCTCCAGGGCCATTTTTTGAATGACTGTCTTGGTTGTATCTTTGCGCATAAGCTTATGGCATTTGCTCGGTAGCGAATGCCCTTCAGTCTTTACCTCTCCAGCATCAGGATTCCATGGAAATGGCTTGGGGCCTCGTTTTTTTGGTTCATCTTGCATCCTTCCATTATAGATCAATCCACGCTAGAAATCGGTCATTTAATTCTAGCTAGAGTTATTTAATTCTAGCTAGAATTATGATAGTATCTATACGTAACCTAGTTACGTAACTAAGTTACGTTCAGGCAGGAAGAGAGTTTTCAGGTTTTATTTTATGAATCCGGATCCCAGCAAATTTTATGACACGGAAGAAGCGGCCATCCTTGGCAACATTTCAGAGCATGGATTGCGCAAAATCCTGAGAGGTAAAAAGGATGGTAGGAAGCTACTCATCGGGCAAAAGATTCGGGTCAATAACAAGACCCAATGGTTTATCGAGAAATGGGTCTATCATCTCTTCTTGCATCAAGAGGTGATTCGGTTTCAAAAACACGTTCAACACTTACAGGACAGCTTAAACAACCCTGAGGAGCAAATTAGAAATGGTAGAAAGCAGAAGTGAAATGACCCAGGCGGTCGTGTATGCAGCACCCGCCGGTCAATCCCCAATCCCACAAACCCCACAACCAATGGCAGAACCTCAAAAGCAGTCTATAGGCGAGACGGTAAAATCCAAAACCAATCAGTTTATCCATGGCGCATGGACGGTGCTTTGTTTCCTGATCTTCTGTGGTTTCAGTTTTTTCATGGGCTGGCACCTGAAAGGTTGGCATTTTAGCGCATATTATGAGGCTCCAGCTGGTGGCTCCTATATTGGGGCCAAGCCCGTGACTCAAATCAGCCAAGCAGCCCCTTCTTCCACGGTCCAAGTCCCAAAGGAGTAGAGCATTGTTAACCATAGCAAATTGGTTTCTGGATAATCGCGTTCATAAAACCCTGCCGGAAATTTCAGAGATGGAATACCGTGCTGCTGTTGTCTTGATCGGTGGTGGCTTAATGCTCATGATGGGCATATTGGTCCTTGGGTTTTTCATGGCCGCTTTCAATATTCGGCCTTGGGAGCAGCGCCGATGATTTGGCTGCCTTTGATCAAATTTCCCTTTTTCGACTGGCATAAAGCCGGGCCTGAACCGGAGCCGGATTTGGTTCCGGAACCACCACCGCCTACTCAGCAGATGGTCATTATTCCGGCTCAGCAAAAGCAAACGCTCCATATTGGGCCAGGCTTTGAGATTGATGTCACAGAATGGGCGGATGATGGGGACCGGGATGTGATTTTGGCTTCTTCCGGCTTTGGGAAGTCCTATCTTGCTGGGGTCATTGCTGAAGAGGTGATCGAGACCGGTGGATTACTGTTCATCGTTGACCCGGAAGGGGAGAATCACACGCTAGCCGAATATTACAACAAGTTGGCAAAAAAAGATGAGAATGCCCCCACGATCTGGATTGTTGGAGGCCAACATAAAACCGTGACTCTGGATCTGGATGAGGCAAGCCAAGCGGATATTGATGAAATCGTTGAAACGGTTCTAAACCTTGGGGTTTCCATCATCTGGGATCTGTCAGGCCGTACCCAGAAAAACCAACAAGAACTGTTTGCCAGGATTGCCGGGAGCCTGTTTTCGGCTCAAGACAGTGAAGAACTCCGCCGTCCGGTGAAATTCATTGTGGAAGAAGCCCGAGTCTTTGCCCCTCAGAAAGGCACCGGATTGACGAAAGTGGACGGGGAAACCTGTCTAAGCGTGTTTGAGAACATTGCCACCAGAGGCCGGAAGCGTGGAATCAATATGTTGTTGGCAACTCAGAGATGCGCCAGCGTGAATAAGGACATTATTTCCCAAGCGAACCGCTGGTGGTTTGGCGGCGTTAAATCAACTCAGGATTGTGCTGCCCTCATGCCTTACCTGGAACAAGCCGAGGTTTCCATTGAGGACAGTGATATTAAAGCCCTACAAGCCGGGGAGTTCTTCTACTGCGGCAAAGGCCAGCCCATTAAGATCAAGACTCGCAAGCGCAAAAGTAAACATGGCGGTAAAACCCCTTCAGTAAAATCTACCAATATCAAACGGGCCAGTCGAGCGGATGCCGAGGCTGCATTAAAGAGGCTGAACTACAGAAGTACGGCATCAGGACCTGTTTAAACACAAAAGCGCCCAACGTCACATAGTAACGTTGAGCGCTTTTGAATCGCACCATCTAATGAAAAGATAGAGGCATCATACCAATAAAAAAAGCCCCAGTCCAATGGACCGGGGCTTATTGAAGGGGTAAATTATGGAAGAAATTAGACGATTTTCAAGATTGGACTTCCTATTGGCTCATATAAGCCACACTCTTTAACCCTAATACTAGGGCTCAGTAAGACTACAACGCCTTGCACCAGGGAATCGGCCAATGGGCATTTTCTCAAATTGTCACAGGTTGAGCATTGGTCATCCGGCTCTGTCCAGAGGTCTTTCCCCTTAAAGCGCATGACTAAAACCCTTTAAGCCAGTTTTCGGGATAAAGTCGCACTGCCCATTTGTATTCTGAGGCTTCTGCCGGAGTTGCACCACCTAAAACGCCCACATATTCCAACAGTTCATCGGAATCCCATCGGCTCATCTTTGGAACATCAACCCATGTCCCATTTATGAATTGCTGATAAGAGCCAGGCTCAAAAGTTCCTCCATGCTGACATTGCTTATATTCATCGTCATGAAGCAGTGAGGACGGCTCCCATGGTCCGTCTGTTCGGGCAAGACCCCATAAAGGACGGGGAACACTGGCTTTATCATATTCAGTACCCTTTTTTATAGTGCGGCGACACCGGATACCCTTTTTATTGACCCACTCAAATGTATAATCCTCCGTCAATCGCCAGAGTTTTTTGGCGGGATCCCACTGAAGAATGGGAAATTCAAACTTCTCAGGGGTACTGTATGTCACATGAACCTCCACTCATTCAGTTATTGATTTAGGGAAGCGGTATATCAGTTGGTATGATGCCGGGCCCGGCGGGGAGCTTAATCACGCTGGGTAAGGGTGGCCGATTAAATGGTGTTGCCCACTGGATAGCCGGTCCACAAAGGTTCTTCTCCTCGCAGAGCTTTTGCGCCATCTCGATCTGGCGTTCGACTAAATGCCGCTCCCATTCCTTTTGTTTGCCAACTTGCTGGCCGGTAAAAGTGCTACCAGCAATCAAGAGTGCTGTAATTGCTTGTGGAATCATGGATACATTGCCTTCAATTGCTTGTAAACGGTAAATGCGCCAGGCCGATGATCTAGAAAGGAAACTTTCTTCCGCCCATCTTTCCCATCTGGCTCAGTACCCATAAAATGCATGGGAAAATGGGCTTCATCAAAACCGTTCATCACATAGGAGGAATGGTCCGCGCTCCCATAGGACTTGCCGTTGTAACCCCAGAGCGCGTCTTTAATGGTTTCATCCGGACAATCGGGATGAATCACGCCTGGTGTTTTAGTCCTGAAAAAGCAGGCCGCCAAAATGCCGCCCGCGAAGAAATCATTCACGCCCTGGTCAAGGATGGCATTTTTTTCTGCCTCTTGGAGCTTGGTGAAGCGGTCCAATAATCCCTTTAAGGTGCCACGGGAAGGCACCGGATCAAACTGCCAAGGTCCACCCGGCGTTTTAGGAGGCATTAGGTACATGCCTTCCCGGTACCAATATCCAGCGATAGCCTGCCAGGGAACATTGGTGATGTTCTGCATTTGCCTTAACAAGGGATAAGCTCGCTTAATCTTATCCAAATCCTCTTTGCTCAGGCCCTGGAATGGCTTAAACATGGGTAGCCTTCTTCTGTATTGTGCAAAGCCTGAAGACCGGATAGTCAGGCCCGGCAAACGATTTGATTTTGTTATGCTGTTTTTCGGTCAAATGCCCGTTTTGAAAGGCATTGCGAAGCCTGGCATTGGTAATCAATGGCTCAGGTACAAACAAATGGGCTTTATTTATTTTCTTGATATACTCAACGCCTTTCGGGTCATAATCGCTTTGTAACCAGCCGTCTAAACGGTAGCCTTTATCGCCATGCCCATAGGCCGTTTTTCGATTCTCAGCCCGCATCAGCGCTGCAATATCATCAGCCAGATCTTTCTTTCGCTTCTCAAGTTTTTCTATTTGCTCAGCAAGCGCCAAGTGCTGGTCGATTAAATCTGAAAGAGAATTTTTCGGCTTTGGCGCCGTCTTTTTTGCCATGTTCCAATGCTCCAATATTTGCTGTTACATGCGTTAGAATTGAAAAATGATTCGATTTATAGATTTAGCGCCACAAATTTACGCCCCGGATGAGGCGGAAAAATCCACTCGATTTGCCCTTTATGATACTGAGGCAGAAGGTTTTCTGGTTTTTGTTGACCAGGATACTTTTGAATGCGTTGAAGATGTAATCCAAGGCATGGATATAGTGCAATTAGATCAATCCGAGGCCGAAGAAATCATACGAGCCATTCCGGATCACGTACAAAAGGCATGGTCTGACGACAAGCAAAGCTCAGGAAGCGCCTTGGATTTTTTTCATTCCAAAATTCCTGGAATCTATTCTTGGGGCGTTCCAATTCAGGAAAAAACACGTTGCAGCCGAAGCCATATTCCGACGGTGGAAATGCCCTATAACGATGGGAAGTTCCAGCCCGTACCCATGCCAGAACAAAAATGTCCGGAATGCGGGGACCTTATGATGCCTTTTGTGAATGTAAAATTAAAATTCCCTTCATCTCAGGGTATTTCTTTTACGTCAGGGGAAGATACTCCGCCTGAAACGCATCCGAGCCCAGACCCGTCCAACCCTTCTCCGTCAGCATAAAATAATATCCCATATGCATTTCAACCAACCCATCGTCAGTTTTCAACTGGACGATTCCGGAATCCGGCTCAGAAATCATGACGGGAAGATCCAGACCTTCCAAAGATTCATCCGAGCCATCCCATTGAAAGGCCTTGACGACTGATTGGGTATGCAGGGATTGATACTCTTGCATTGCTTTCTCCTATCCACCGAAATTCTGGTAATAAATATCGGTTAACTCCTGAATCAAACCATAGGATAGATTAGTGTAACCTGTCAGACTCGGATGTAACGTGTCAAAGTTCTGGCCACTCAAAAAGCGTTCAGGGTTAGCGCCATCCCCAATCAATGTGGTCAGGTCACGGACTTGGAAGCCCTTGCTTTTGATTTTAGCAATTAAACTTTTACGGATTGGATCATAAGTGCTGGAATAATTTGCGTTTGGCGCAAGAAACATGAATATAGGTAAGCAGTTGTTGATCAAGGCATGCCGCCCAAAATCCAAGGCTCTGGCATACATGGAGTCCGCCGCCGCCTGCGTCAAAGTTGATGAGCCGTCATTTGGCGAATAGACGCTATAGAGCGCAATTGCAGGTTTATGGGTAGTAACTGCAGTCTTGCCGATGGCGCAAGTCGTGGTAGTGTTGGCACCACTAAAACCATAGTTATAGAGATTGAACGGAAGACCATCCGAGATCAGATGTGAATAAGCCAATGGCACCCATGACAGGGTAGCCGGGTCAACACTGTCTGAACCTGCCGACGAGTGTAAACCTTGCGTGATAGAATCCCCAATTGCTATGACGGGTATCGTTGGACCCGGACCGATAAATTCAAACCCGAAAATGATATTGTTGGCATCGTTAGCACTGGGGGTTCCAAAGTTTGATGGCGTTGTGACTGCATCCGTACCGACGGCGCGGAAGGATTCAAAGTAATTTTGCTTAGTATTATCGGTGGAAAATTGTCCCAGGCCACCGGAATAGCTGAAATTAGCGTCTAGCTTTATACGAGCCATAATATAAGGCCATGGGCATCCATCCACTGGTGTCAGTGAGTTGATAGGCATCCAATCCGTTAAGAGGATTCCTGCATCACCTGTGGTGGAAGAGGCTGCCGCTGGAAGCGCCCAAGTAGTGGCACCATTAAACGTAACCTGTACCCATCCAGTAGAACCGTCATTAGTAATTGTATTCCCGGTGCTAGGCGTAACCTTTTCGGCAAAAGTCGTTGCTGTATTGGTGACAGCGATAATTAATCCGGAAACATTCGGCGGAGAGGCTTCCTTATTTTTGAGAATGACCCGGACATGGGTAAAATCACTACATGGCGCAGTAGATAAGGCAGCATAGGTGCTAGTAAAGAGGTTGCCATTGGTTGTCACTCCGCCTTTGATATGACGGGTGTAAACATTCTTGATATTGGCCAGAGAAAGCTTTTGTTTGAGGAGAGGTGGATAAGGCATATCGCTTGCCTGGACAAGAAATTTGGTGCCTTGTTGATTTTCGGCTTGAAACTTCAAATTGCTACGATCGATATACGTTTGATTTCCTCTAGTGTCTAAAACCCTTTGCTTTCCCATCTTTTGCACTCCAAATTAAACGGCTAGCCGCTTCTTGCCTGAAATGGATACCTAAACTACCTGCTCGACATGCTTTTGAGATGATTCAGAGTCAAGAATCTCTGTAAATCACCTCTAATCCTGGACATTGTTGCTGCTATTAACTCCAGAGCCTGGAATGATCATGTATAAACCGCTGGTCATCCCGGTCATCTGGTTGTCATGTACCGATGAGCCGTGAAACGTCCCATTAACCAACGTAATTCCCACTGTCCCTGAGCCCGTTACTCCACGCATGGTGTTATTGGCAACGACAATTCCGGATGTATCCGAGCTAAGGCTGTCACCCGTATAGGCCGCATTAGAAACCCTTATACCCCTGGCAACGTCATAAATCATGTTGTTGACGATTTTATGGTCATACCAATCAAATTTATTGAGCGAACTTTCCCCATTGGTATAGTCATTGATTGCCCAGGATTGAGAACCCGTGATGATATTGCCATCCACCACCACCATCCGGTAGCTGCACAGTTCAACGCCTGTTGACGTGCTCAGCGCCGTAGAATTATTGATGATATTGTTGAGAATGAAGGCGCCATAGACGGGGTAGCGCGTACAGGCTTTGACTGAACCCTTTAAGTTGTCGAAAACGTTGTTGGCAACCCAGAAATTGGTTGTTCCACCCTTTCCCGTGCCTGCAACAGGGGTTCCTGCGGGTGTTGTGGTTACTTGAGATATGTTGTAAAAATAATTATTCAGAATCCAGGTATTGACGGCATCTGCGCTGGCCCCGGATCGGGTGCCCGTGGTAGAGCGGACTGCGGCATCCCCAAAGTTGTAAAACTTGTTGTGGTGTACATAAAAGCCAATGCAACTGGCGCAAAGTATGCCTTGCTCGCCAAAATTATTGGCGGTGGTGCTGGAAGTCAGTCCCTCAAACCGGCACCCGGAGACTTCAATATCTCGGCCGTCCCGGAATACCATGAGGTATTCTCCGACGGTGACCGGATCCAATGCCGCGTTTTTCTTGATAATGGCACCGGGTTCGCACTCAAACTTAACGTTTTGCACGTCATCCACGAATAAGGACGTTTTGAATTCATAGGTCCCTTTCGGGAAATAAACCACCTGATTGGTAGGATTGGCCGTCAGGTAAGTGTCCAGCGCCGCCCCATCATCGTCTGAACTGTTATCGACGGTGACCCCGGAAATGTCTTGGACGTTGATTTTTCCGCATCCGGTACAACTTGCTGATGTCGGAGGAACCCAGCTGACTGCGGTGCCGTTTGTGGTGAGTACATTTCCAGCATGCCCGCTCTGGGTGGGCACAAGGACATTGATTGCAGCACTCAGGGATGTTTGACCCGTTCCACCATTGGTGGGTCCCAAAGCACCTGTAACAGCCGTGGACAATGGAATATTGGTAAAGGTATTTGAAGCGCCGGATAACGTCTTATTGGTCAGTGTCTCGGTTAAAGGCGCCAAATAGGCCGCCAAGTTACTGACAGTGATTTTCCGGGTTCCGGTTCCTACTTTGTTAATGGGTATCTCGTCGGTAGCCGTGGCGCTACCGGGATTAGTTAACTGAGATATTTTTAAATCAGCAAACGATAATCCGGATACTCCAGACAGCAAAAAGAACACTAACCAAAGTAGTGTTAACAGGCGTTTCATGGTTTCTCCTAGCTCAGTTTTTCTAAAAAATGGATCAGAAATTCAAACAGCCGATGACCCTGTTCCGGAGTCAGGCCAACTTGTTTTAAAATGCCAAGCCCTACGTAACCTTGAACCATCAATAGCGTGAGGTTGAAGCGTTTACCATGGATGTAATGAGTCAACTTTCTAACCAGGGCAAGGGTTTTGTATAAACCTTCTTTCTCTTCTGGCGTTGCCCCTGAAATCTGGTCCAGGTCCTGCTTCATCTCGCCGGAAATATCCACCACAGCGTTGTGTTTTTCTGCAAAGAGAATAAAAGTGTTTTTCTCAGGACTGTCATCGGGAATCAGTGACAGGTCAACCTTAGCATGGCTGTAACTCATTGGAATGCCGCCAACATCTGCGTTTTTAACGCTTCCACCTGTTCTCGCTGACCGGAAGTGACATCCGTTCGTTCCGGCGGGATCGTAAATTCATTGATCGAATCCACAATCAAAGGAATGGCACCGCGTTTGTAATAATTTTGGACAAACACTTCCAGGTCGAATATTTTCTTTTGCAAATCGGCAGGAAGCGGAGCTTCCGCCATGGCTATTTGGCCTTGAGAAATAAGGTCTTCCAGTTGCTGCAAGGCATTGGCAGGAGGACTTAAAAAGGCTACCAATGCGGAATCATCATTAGCGACTTCTTCCTGATCTTGATACTGTTTGCGATAATAGGCGCCCACAATTTGGCCAGCCTGGTTCCGATCGATGAACATCAGCTATCTTTCCCTCTTCTATCTTGCCATCCCACGGTCGAGACACGCAGCGTTAAGCTGGCCACTGAACGTGTCCGAATTTGCGAGCTGGTGTTGGTCCTCACTTCCACTTGGCCACCTGCACTCCGGTTGCCGGTTCCATTATCAAAACCGATAGTCGGTATCACATTAGCGCTCAGACTTGGCGCGTCATCATTTACGTCAGGGCTTGAAAAATAAGTCCCGGCAACGCCTCCAGAGCCATTGATCGTGTACGCATTCAAAAGTGCTTTGACTTTGATTCCATCAGGGACAGAAATCGTCCGAGTGGTTGCTGTCGTGCTGTCCGTTGCATTGATATCTAAAATGGGTGACTTTAACAGGAAATCATCCCCATCTTGAGTAAAGGCAATGATATTTCCTGAGCCATCCGTGATGCAGGCTCCTAAACGACGCTTAAAGTCATAATTGGCCGGCATGGTTGGAGTAGTGGCCGAGATGGAAAACAATGCGTCCACCACGCCGGTATCGGATCGTTTGATCAACCAGACATGCAATGTGCCGTTATTAGGTTTGGTTCCGGTATCCATGCCTCCTGAACCAGAGCCAACAGCCCAAGCGGCATCAGAGCGTTTAGTGAGTCCCAGTGCTAGAAGTAGGTTTGTGGCATTGGTGGAATCTCGACAAGCCCCTACGGCAATGTCTAGATCATTATTGGCATCAGAACCGTTATTGCTTAAGGCTAAGCCGGCCAAATGGCCTCGTGGGAAATCGACCGATGAAGCGGATGCCGTGATAGAGAGTAACTGGAAATTGGTACCATCGTATATTACTTCGATAAATTGGTTCGCAAGAATATCGCCGGTGGACAGGTCACTGTTAAAGCTTTTCTTGATGGTGACCGCACCCAATCCATTCACATTCAGGGATGCGGCACCCGTATTCGCCGTATTGGCCTTAAACCGGAAAACCTGCCCAACAGCATAAGCCGATGGCGCTGGCGTTAAGGTTATGGCGTATGAATCAGTCGAACCAGCATCTGCTGCATAAATACTGGCACCACTTTGATCCACCAATCCCTGTGCACCAAAAGTCCATAGATGGATCCAGCCACTATCAGCAGCATTGCGTTGTTTCAAGATGCCATTGGCCGTATCATACCAAATCATGCCAGCCGTCGTGGTTGAGGGAGGTGATGCGCTACTGTTATTACTCAAAATGGCTGAAAGCACACCGTTCAGATCGGCGCGAAACGCGGGAAAGGTTTGATTCGCTATGTTGTAATCATGCGTTGTCATGCGTTTTCCTCATTAATATGCTTTGGCCACCACATCCACGCTACGGGATACGCCGGAACCGCCATTCAAAATTTGTACGGTAACGCCGGTGTATTTCCCGCCACTGGTAATGTGCGTGTATTTTGGAGTATCACCGCTCACCGTTCCCTGGATGGTAATCCCAAACTGAGGCTTTCCGAAAAACGGCTTGTCATAGGTCAAACTTGTCCCACCTGCAGAAAGAACCGCATCCTCAAAATGCTCCTCCCTGTCCGGGACATCCACATTCAATGCGAGTTCTGAAATCAGGATATTGTTGGAGTGCGTCGGATTCTCAATCGTAATCTTGCACCAGTAAGCCCTGGCGTTAAAATCGCCGACCACGAATTTCCGCCACTCACTCCAGATAGGGTCATCAGGATTTGTCGGGTCTGTGGCTGTGGATGGATCAGCGGTCGTTGTTTTGATCCAGGCAGTGACGACTGTGTTAGCCCTGTCTGCTCCGCTAAACAAGCCTTCCCGACTGTCGAAATCGCCCGTTGCGGAATCGAAATTTTCAGAAGCATCAAAAACTTCGGCATCAATGCTCAGGTAAGCCCGGGCTTTGTAAATCGCTCCAGTATCCAAATAGGTATCAAAAATATATTCTCCGCTGGTGGCAAAACCGGCGCCGCCACCCAAATCAAAATCACCTGGTTCATCATCAAAGAGAGGGCCATCCGTCTCAAGGGCCAGCGGGTCACCATCTTCTGTCAGTAAGGCTTCACCATCTTCCGCTAGCAAAACTTCATCAGTCTCAATGCTGATGGGCTCCCCGTCTTCGGTAATCAGTTTTTGGCCGTCTTCGGTGAGCAAGCTGATATCTGCTGCGTCAGAACCAGAGATATCATCGAACAGGGATCCGCCATCCAGGGTCAATGCGGAATCCGATACGAGCATGTTGGTTTTCGTGCCCGCAAAAGTAGGATGCTGGCTACTCACCGCAATCGAGTTGAGGTTGATGATGTTGACCGTATCCGTGACAATGAATGTCGCGTTCTCAGATTCAACACGAGTTGAATCATAGGCCTTAATCATATAGGTGCCTGTTAATAAGGGCACAACGGCGGTTGTTGCAATGCCAGGCAGGGCATCTCCAATATCAATGCCCTCTGACCAGGTTGCTCCGGTTATTTTATTGGACCAACGCAGCCGGATGTATCCGCCAATTCGGACATCTAGATCAGCCACCTGGTCCCAGGCTAAATGGGCTTGATTGCTAATGGCCATCATCGTGAAGCCCGTAATATCCGCAGGGGGCTTGGTTAAACCATAGATTTCTTGCGTGGTAATCGCATAATCACTATCAACCCCGCGCACGTTGACCGCCTGAACCCTGAAGTCATACAACCCTGGCGCCATGTCATTGATGGTTAACGTGGTTGTAGAGTAGGGAACCGTTCCTGCAGGAGTAAAATCTGTATCAGTGCTTAATTTATAGTCAATGATATATTTATCAACGAAGGTATGGACCGATTCAGTCCAGGTTATGAGAGCTCTTGTTTTGACCCCGCTACCATCCGTTGTGGTATACAGTTCTTCGGTAATAACCGGATTCCCAGGGGGCTCACAAGTAAATAGGTCTGGTAAGTTCGTGTCGGGCGCTGGATCAATGATGGTTTGTTCGCCATTGTTCCAGTCATAGCTTTGGGAAGCTTCTTCCTGTAACGTGAGCGTAAAACCGCCATCTACATTCAGTGCCCATTGTGTGACTCTGAATACCTTGGAAGACCAACCAACCTGAGCCAGGTTAACGTATACTGTGTCATAGATGGATAACTGGAGTGCTTTGAAGTTACAGGGTACGGTAACTAATATTCCTTGGCGCCCCTGTTCAAGAGCAATTTTAGCGATTCTTTGTGCTTCTACCACATCCGTGGTGAAGGGTAACTCCAAATCCCGTACAATCTGGCTGCCACCATCCTGCGTCTGGTAAGTCGTGTTGAAAACCAGAGGGAAATCATTGGGTTGCCAGTTAGAGGCAGGATCAGCAAAGACCCCCTTTACGGCATTAAAAAGCTCGTTTAAGGGCTTTTTTGCTTGAATCTTAACATCTCCGGCAAGCCAGCTTGTATCAATAGTCACGCTGGGTGGAGAATAGTACCCTGAAAAGCATCTGAAACGACCTTGGACATAGGGTAAAACCCCTGCCATGGATGTACAGAGGTCCTTCAGGATATCAATAGGCTGATTGGCAGTATCTACGACACCATTGCAGGTGTACCGTTTCTGTGTGCTCCCGTCAGCCAAATGCACGAGTTCATCGCAATTATTGGCTGAAGCGATAAAACTGGGGTCATCAATTTCAGCATCGGTGGCCGCCCGTCCATAGGTGGGTGAGGTCAAATAATCCCTGATACATAGCGCCGGGTTAACACTGTACGCTGTACTTCCATCTCTGGGATCATAAAGCTTTTTACCTTTTACGATGGCGCTAAATTGAGGAACGCCATCTGGGAAAGTTTGCGGCTGGTATTCCAGCCGGATATACATATAAGTAATCCCTCGTAAACGATGATCCTGCGTCCATCCAGGGATTTCCGCTACCATTAAAGGGTCGGCAATTTGATCGGAAGCTCCTAAGTGGGTTTTAATCCGGATTTTTGGAGCGCCTTTATGAAGATATTTTGCTGTGGTAACAAAGCCATCGGCATTTAAAGTGACCGTTTCATCGTTAATGTAAATGGCCTCTATTTCAGCACATTCATGAGCAGCGAGGGCGATGGCCATATGTAAATAAGCGTTCTTGGAGCTGCCCTTATTGGTTGAGCCGACATAGACCATGGGACCCGAAACCCGAACCCGTCCATAGATAATTTTGTGGCTTTCTACCGCGCTCCTGGAGATTTGTACCCTGCTACCTAAATCAGCGGCAAAAGAACTGATAGAAGGTGTCTTGGGTTTACTAATAGCCCCAACTAAAGCGGATATCCCAAACGATACCACTGAGCCAATAACTGCAGTGACGATGGCTGCCGTTATAGCTGAAGCGGATACTGTTATCCCAACTGCACCCAGGATGGAGGCAATGGTAATAGAGATTGGATCAGCGTAGGCGGCTGGAGTTATGCCTAGAAATAAGAGAAGCAGCCAGATGGAAAAGAATAGGCGCCAACAAATCAAGGTACCCTCCAAGCAATTTCACAGCCTAAAGTTTGAAGTCCTTGCAGCCCATGCGCTTCGGTAACAAATAAGCTCTGTATGCCAAGACATACTCCGATGGCCTGCTCTTGCAAAACTAAATCTCCTCGTTTTGCAAAACTGACAGGAATTCGCTCTAAATGCCGATCAATACAGCCTGGAAGACTTTCACCATATTTCTTGATGAGCCGGTAAGCACCCTTTTTGCTGGTATAACCGTTTCTGAAATCTTTTAAGTAATCATGCCCCGTCATTGCCAAAATGACATTGCACGCCCAGGTAAGACAGTCATGAGAACCCCAAACGAAAGGCTTATTTTTTGCATTTTCAACTTCACTCATGAGTTGAAAATCCCAATTTGGCTTTCTCATAATTATGCTCTGCCCCAATTGATTTCGGACTCTACAGCCTGTTCCGTAAATTCAAGACCTTTATCACCCGGATAGTAAGCTTGTTGATCCGTATTGTTATAGCGCCGTTCTTTAGGCCTGTTCCAGTCTCTGAGCAGGTTTTCTATGGCAAGACTGATATCCACACTGGCGCCAATGGTTAAATTCATATTGTCCATTCTGCCTTGGAACAAAATAGTCGGAATGCCTATAACCTGTCCGTTATCATCCAAAAGGGCAACGTAAAGAACTGCAAATCGCCCCTGATAATGCTCTCCTAGAGAGGTTGAAATGACATCGCCGGGCAAGCCCGATAGTGATACGGTTATGCCACTTGCGCTTAACTCAATCCCCTCTTCTATAGAGCTGATTTTGCCTAATGAACCTGAACCCGTATAAGTATTACCTGCATAAACGAGAGGGCCAACTCCACTGTGTAAACGCAAATGACCTGATGAGAAATCGCCATCAAACATCAACACTGGATAAATAGTTGGCTGTTGCGACGCAGTAACAACAGCCGTATCAATGGAACGTGTCATGAGAAAAAGGTTTCGACCGCATTAAAAGTAATATCAAAATATCCCGTCTCATTGATATCCCAGGAAGTTTGATCGTCGTCCAGCAATCTCATGACGCAAGTAGGGTTATTAATGGTGATAGAAGCATTATCAGCAGGACTTGACCGCAATCTGGGCGAAAAACTCAACGTGGCATTCCCAGAACCATCACTGGTTATATCAGCCGTAATCATTTTATATTCATTGTTTACGGTAAAATAATCGCCTTTTTTCAAGACTGATGTATTGTTTGGCCACCCATCAGTTAAAAGTGTTTTTCCTGATTGTGCGCCACCTTTAACTAAAGGCGTTCCACCACCAGCACCCTGAGGTGATGTGGCTGCAGGGTCATACCCATAAAATGTACCGGCCGGGCCTTCTAGTCCAGCCAAAAAGGCTTGCACTGCTGCGATTTGTGCCCTTTTCTTGGTAACCAAGGTAAAGGTAGCAGTCCACCTTGCTCCGGGTAATGCTGCGGTCTGCGTATCCCCACTCAATGGTGAGATAAATATTTGAGTATTGGTCTTGATCCCAAAACGGGTAGTTTTAAACTCAATACCCACAGGCAAATTGACCGGCATACCTTAACCCTTACGCCCCACCACAGAAGCGGCAGAACCACCTCGATTAATAGCATTCATTACACCGTCTCTTGTCCGTTTCTCTATTGCAGGCATCATGGATGCGACTTCTGCTCTTACCTGCTGCTGAACGCCAGTAGAGATGTTAATAATCTGAGTTACGTTAATAACTGGGCCACTCGATAACCCACCAGTTTTCAGTGCATTATTGGAAATTACCGTGCCCGATGCCTGAGGGATAAATAACTCAGGCCCTTTTTCTCCTACTATTGAAAGCTGTCCAGCGGGAATCATTCCACCACTTGCATACCCTGGAATTGGCGCTGAAGGCACTGGCGCTGGCCCATTTCCTCCCTGGAATAGCTTACCCGCAATGCTGCCAAATAAGCTACCAAGCCCTTTCGCCAATGGCTTAGAAACAGTTTCTTGGAAAATAAGCTTTGCCATATCCAAGCCCAATTGTTTTAAGACATCGCTGAATTTGCCACCCTGAACAATCATTTGTTCAAAAGACCCTGAAATGATGTCCCCAACCTGTTGACCAATCTGGGCAAATTTATCCATTTGATCTTGTAACTTTTGGAAGTTATACTGGGCCAGTTGTGCATTATAGGCTGATTGATAAAGCGTCTGCCCTTCCGCAGACAGTAACTCTATTCCAGCTTGTCTTACCGTATTTTCTGCCGATATGGCAATTGCCATTTGCTCGTATGATTTGATCCCGGCAAGACGAGCAGTGGTTAATCTTTGAGTATCCGATATTTCTTGCTGAAGACCTTGATTTTCAGCTAAAAGAGCTTGAGCTTTGGCATTTTGGGCTATTTGAGTGTTCAATTCTGCCAGTTGCTTAATCTGTGCGTCAGTAAAATTCAGGCCCATCTGTTTAGCTTGGTTTGTTGCTTCTAGAAGGGCTTGCTGTTTCGTGAATTCCACAGTACCTAATTTTTGTGCATCAACAAGCTTTTCAGAATTGGATAACTCATCTTGCAATTGAGCTTTTGTGTCTGTAAAGGCTTTAGCACGTTCAGTTGCAAGCTCACGAGCCTTGTAAATCCGCAAATTATCAACTTGTGCCGCTTTCATTCCTGCGCCTTGAGTTTTGACAAATGCTTCTACAGCTTGCTTGTCCTGCTCTTTTAATAAGGCATCATGGCCTTTTAGCCTGGCTTTAGCCAGATTCATATTGTCTTTGATTTGTTGCTGCAGCTCACGTCGAACCCCTACAAAATCAGTAGTTTTTTGATTAATTTTATTGGCGTAGGCTTGAGCAATGAAATTTTTCTTTTGCGTATCGGTCAGTTTGAGATTTTTCTTGAGAACTTCGTTTTCAGCTTCTATTTTTAGTTTTGTCTGTTCATAGGCTTCATCACTTTGTTTTTTTGCGGCCAATAATCGATTGACTGCTTGAGTTTCTAAATTCAAATCTTTTACAAATTCTGCAACCTTTTTCGCGTTGGCTGCCGCATTTTTGTCAATAATCGGTGCCGGTTTACCATGCTTATCGGACACTTGGTCATTGGATTTGGTTGAAGCAGGAGTGAAGTCCCCTTGCATTAAGTCACCCCAGTTTTTGCTGAATTTCCCAGCTTCCTGATTCATAGAATCCCAGTACTTTTTAGCCTCATCAGAGAAAGCATTGTTATGGCTATGATCCACTGGAATGCTTGGAATTGCCAAGGGTACCATTTTGTTCAGCCGGTCGATGGCCTTATTGATATCATCCAGTGTTCCATTGACGATGGTTTCAATCATCCTCATAACAAGGTCGGCAATTGTATTCACCGTTCCACCAAAGGCATTTAGAAAAGTCATAAAGCCAGAAGAAATGGTCTGGAGCGTTTTGGCAACAAATGCACCAAAGGCAAGGATATCGTTCCGGTTATCCTGCAGTGTCTGGGAAAGAGTATTAAAGCCTGCCCCAATGCTTTTGGTGAAGCCTCCACCTTGGTCAAATGCCCCAAGGCTGCTATTGATAACTTCCATAAACCCATTCCAACCTCTTGCCATCGTGCTTGGCATTTGCTGGAAATCTTTGTTGATCGAATCGGACTGCTTCAATAAGGCATCAAAGACTTGGGTGGAGAGTAATTTTCCACTAATAACCATTTGCCGAAGCTGACCGGTGGAAACGCCAAGCCCTTTGGCGATCCGATTCGCTAATTCCGGCAGGTTCTCAACAATACTGTTAAACTCTTCAGCTCTGACGATTCCAGAACTCATGGCCTGCCCAAATTGCAGTAAACCGGCTTTCATGGCCTCAGGTCCTGAACCGCCAATTGAGCCAAGCTGGTCCACAATTTTGAGTAACTTCAAAACATCCTGATTGGATTTTCCCAGATCTTTGGCACCGAGTGCTAAACGCTGAAATACGCCCACGTTATCTTCCAAGGTGGTGCCAGTCGCAATGGCAACAGCTTGCAGGTTCTTACTGACACCAGCATAGTCTCCAGTATCTTTCGTGGCTTGTTTTAGGCGTGCCTGAAGCACATTGTAAGCATCTGCCATTTGAAGGGCTTTAACGGCCATCCCTGTGACAGCAGCTCCAGCCAGACCTTTTAAGCCTGTCTGTAACATTGACGCTGACTGATTCAGGCTTTTAAAGCTTTTTTCCAGATCATTTGTCGCACGCTTCATCCGGGCCACATTGGAATTCAGATCAGCAGACGCTTTTTTGATATTGGCAGTAAAAGCGGATGTCTCTAAACGAAGATCCGCTACCAATGATCCTATATTGGCAGTCATATCATCCCTTTTTGCGTGCCTGCATATTGCGCTGCGCCTTCATTTCAAGTTCGCGCTTGGTTTGTTCTTCATTTTTTATATGGTGGTAGGCATACCACCCCGATAATTCAGTGCTGCTCATCTCTCCAAGCATTTTGCCTGGAGAGGCATAGCCCAGATGATCCGCTAAGTCGTAGATGAATCGGAGTTCGGGGTGGTCTCTGAGTTTTTTTCGATGGTATCCGCAGCAGCTTTCGTGATACCATTCACTTCAAGCATTTTATTAATCAGCTTTTGGACGATACTGCCTTTCCCGTTAATGAGGGCATCTACGTCAGAGGCTTTTAATAGAGCCTTACCGTCTGAATCGGTAATTACCCTCGGGAGCAAAGCGGCCATAAATTTAAATTGCTCTGCTGGTTCTTCCGGTATTTCCCCATGCCCAAGCAGATCAACTCGCTGTAAGGCCGTAAATTCCTTGATATGTACCACACCTAATCCTTCCACCGGGAAGGGGACAATTTGAGGGGCTAATGCAGCAAGTAAAGCGGCTCGGTTGGCAATGGATTTATTCACACAACTTCCCTTTATGTTTAGTGGGTTACTGGAAATGGATTATGAGGTTGCCCGTGTCAAATCGCTTGCGGCCACGATCGAGATAGGAACCGTGTGCTGATCCCCGACGCTTTGGCCAAATAGCTGATAACTTTTTATTAAGCCGACTCCGGTATATTTCGGATTCGTTGTCGAAACAGTGGTGTTCACCGCCCGAAATTCAACCGTTGCAGTGCCACCAACTAAGCCAAAGAGATTGGCATTCACATTGGCAATCGATTCATGAAAGGTGATATTGGCCGTCCAGCTTTTGAGAGAACCGGCAGCAGAGCGAAAAACATCTCCCATTGCAGTATCATCGACCGTTTCTGCCTCATAGGTCAGATCCAGGGAGTGCACAAAGTTGCTTAAATCAGTTCCACCAATCGAGACGAATGCATTATTAAGAACTGCCATATGAAAAAGACTCCTATCGAATTCCTGCTGCTAAAATGAAACTAAAGGTGGGTGTTCCCGTGCCGCCAACCACCCAGCGAGCCCGCCACCAGTCATCCGTGATGGGGCCGGCAATTTCCATCCAGTCCGAACCAATACCCGTTTTTTGGCTAAAGGTGCCTCTAGTGGTTGAACTGGGAAAGCCAGAGGCGTCATCACTGTTAATGGTGAGATCCAATGTCGGATTAGTGCCTGATACAGACAAGATGTGCAAAGCGACATACAATTTTTTGCCTGCTGGGACTGCCCCCACCTGATAAGCGGTGCCATTTGCTGTAGCAATAATGCCACTTTTTACGGCAATGGATTGCCCTTTAACCAATACGCTGTTAGCCATACCACCTGCTGAAAAGGTCTGAAGCTCACCTGATGAACCTTTAATCGGATGATAATCCCCTTCCAGCATCTTATAGAACCAAGCAGTAGTTCCTTCGGTGCCGTTATTAGTCACCGTGAAAGGCTTATCCTGAATCGCCAGATTATTCATTAAGGCAGGCTCAAACGTCCCGGTACCGGAACGATAAAACCCTTCAATTTGGGAGGCCACTGTCACCAGTCCTGCGGCATTGGATCGGAAGGTATCACCCAGCGCAGTATCATCTAGGGTATCGACACCATAATCCAGCGTTAAGGCGCTTAAATCTCCAGTCAGGTCATAAGCATCCCAATAAACTTTTTGGTCCCTTAAAATGGCCATTGAAAAGCTCCTTAAGTGAGAAAATGGATTCTGAAATCAATCTGAGAGCGATACAGTAAGGGGGCATCCTCGAAAAAGTCATTTTCATTGAGCACAAAGGCATCAATAATGCCTTGATCTCCTTCCAGAAGGAGTGCGGCCTGGCTGTCCTCTGTGAGGATTTCATCTTGCTCCTCACTCAGCAACAGGCCAGCGACTTCGGAAGATTGGTATCGTTGCAAGGCAAGACGCACTTGTAGTGCCACAGCTTTGGCCTCATCAAAGGTTGTCCCAAAACAATCAAACTGAAAACGGGCACTGGTATCTGACCGATCCGCTCCCATTGCCGAGACATACTTAGTGGAAATACGCTGATAAACTACAAAAGGGAGCGTATCGCTTTGCTTGGCATGCAGGGGATAAACCCGTGTCCCTACCAACGCGGCTAGCTGGTTAAAGTTACAGAGCCGGTTAAACAGATCGGATTCAATACTCATCGACTATACCGCTTGGCCTCTCTTGCCAAACCCCGGGCCATGATTGACGCCATTTTCTGCATATATTCAGCATGGCTTTCATCTAAGGCTGGACGAAAGAACGGCTTTGTATGTGCGCCTGGATGGTTAACTGTTTTGCCAAAGATAATTTTTCTATTTGACAGCACCTTTTTACCAGTAGAATTCCCTCGTTTCGTTCCGGCAACAATCTTGTGGGCCTTTGTCCCAAATTCCACTAGATGCGCTTCTGGGGCACTCTTCGTTGTGCCTATCTGGTAATTAACGGAAGAGGTGCCCTCTTGGTTTTTTCTCACAAATATTGCTTTTTTAATTTTTCCTGGTGCTTTATCTTCTACTTTCTTTTTTAGAAGGTTCCCACCTGCTCTAACGGCATTATCAGCTAATTTTCGTGCAATTTTTTCTGGCAATAATTTGAGTAAATCATCCAGCTCTTTGGCGCCACTGATATTAAAACTACCATCCATTATGCTCGTACCACTTGCGCCATTATTTCAAGTTCCACTTTGTAGCCAACTTCGTTGGTGTTTCGGATGTTATACAGGGCACCACCATAGTTAATGCGCATTTTTAGCGTAATATCAGAGCGATAGGGGATGGTAAACAGCGTGTCAATATCAGCAAGCACCTGGTCAGCCGTGAATGTTTCCCACCCACCACGCTTGCCAGAAACGGATTGAACGTATGCCCAAATTGGATCAGGGCCAAGCGTTGTCCAAGTTTCGATCACATCCCCTGTTTCAGACTGGGTTTCCGTGACCTGCTCTATTACGATTTCCCGGTTATATTTCCCAGGATCAACTGCGTTTCTCATGGGTTTACCATCAAAGCAAACGGTGAAATGAGCCGAATGGCAGCATCAGGCAACATGCCTTGCTCCCCTCGGTTAAAATACCAGTGCGCCACCATCAATTTGATGGCCAACTTAAAACTTTCTGGGACATTAGCAGTCAATTCTCCATATCCTGCATCAAACTCAATGGTTACGGCATTAATTTGGTAACGCGTCACCGGGTAAACAACGGCATAAGCAGGAACAATGCGGCCAATTTGCGCGGATGTATCCACCTGATACTGGCTGGAATCCCACGTTTGAGTTACGCCATTCGTATCAACATAAGTAATTGAATTGACAGCTATTAAGGGATTAACGGGTATATCGATCCCGGTGCCAAAACAAGGGAACGAATCCAGGGTCATCCGCCAAGTCTGCTTTAGGAGAGCCCGACTGCAGAATGACTCAATTTGCTCCCGAGCGGCTTTTACTAAAGAATCAATATAGCTGTCATCTGTACTACTACTGATTCGGCACTGAGTTTTTGCTTGAGCGGTTGTAACCGGTTCAAGTTCGGGGGATGATATTAAGGTCAAACCCATTATTCACTCTTTCTGGATGACCCGAGGGGCAAGTTTATACCTGCCCCTCAGTTATGATTAGCTTCTGTTTTGCCAGATCCGGACACTATCCACCTGTAAAGTGCCCACATCCGTTCCGCTGGGCTTGTATGCCTGGAAGAATGGTTGCAAAACAGCATTTGTACCAGTCGCAGCAAAACCAAAAGTGGTGCCGGTGGCTACCTGGGTGCCGTTAATATAATATTTCACGTTGGTTACATCATTAAAATCGATGCGGCAGATGGCCGTATCCGTATTGGCCAGGGTAACACCACTGCTAACACTGGAGTCGGTGACATTATCATCCATTTCGCAATTAATTAGGCCCGATCCATTTGCCTTAAAGAACGCGGAAAAAGTGATGTTATCAGGACCATCTGTCCAGTTACTGACCAACCCCCAAACCATTTGAGCTGTCCCAGTCGGAAGCACTGACATTTTAATGACCGCTTCAAATACGCAACCTTGGGTTACGGCAAAGTTTTTTTGGTCGTTAAAATATAGCGCGGCATCCTGCTTTTCACTGGTAGCGGTCAGCGTGCAGGCTGCAATGCCATTGGCACTGTTGGCAACCTTGGCCACGGTAGGCGGGGCGGCACCGACAATTTTCTTGACCCATCGACAGCCACTTTCCGCAGAGCCTGCTGCAGGGATAACAAGATCCCCGCCTAAAAAATCATCATAGAAGACAACCGGGGCTAAAGGTAATAAGGTTTCCTTGGTCACACTGTCATAAAAGCTCAGAACCCCATTACGGAATTTTGATTTGGTAGACATAGAGGTTTCTCCTGTTCCGGCAAGATGCCGCTGTTATAGCGAAACAAGGAGGGGCGACAAAATGCCGCCCCACCATAGCGAATGAAGTGAGTAGTATGGTTAAACGATGGCTGTACTGAAGATATTTTGCGCGTAACGTGGCTCGCTCAAAATAGCAAGGATACTGCCTACCACTGCAGAGGCCACGACTTCCGTGGACTTTAGGCGGAGGTAATTTAATCCTAAAGAACCCATGACCGATGCATCCACTTCGAGGACATAAAGTTGGCTAGACCCTGCCGTGGTCGTAAAACCAGCTGCTGTTGCTTCAGTCAATGCGCCCGGTGTATCCCCGGATGTTGTTGCCCGATAACGAAAGGGGACAGCGGTCGCACCAGTTCCACTGGTATCACTACATGCCTCAACCGTGAGTGTTGCGGTTCCCGTGGTTCCCACCCCTTTATGAACGATAAAGGTACAGTGGCCAAAGTTTTTCATGTTGACCGCTTGTGAAGTTACGGTGCCTGCAAAAGCGTTTGCCACCGGGTCCAGGCCCTTAACCAGGTGCTGCTGTTCAGTTAAAAGCATCGTACTGAGTTTCCTTAAGGTTAGCGAGCCAAATTAGCGCGCTTGCAGGGTAACGAATGGGGAAAGCATTTTGGTACCCTTGTATGGGGTAATCGGCTTCCTAGGAATGGGTTGACCGTTGTTGCGCATGGTGAAACGCAACGTGTTTTCCCCATAGATGAATCGAACATGGATGGATGAATCCTGCTTCAGACCGCCTTTTTTGATCAGCAGATATTCACTTAAATCCACTAGATTAATGTCTCCCAGGTCACCAAGTGCGGATGCCTGCTCTATCGGAATAACGGGTCTACCTTTTAGTCTTGCCAAAGGGGTATCGGCGATTCCACCAGGTGCCATATAAACGGGAACCCCTCCTGTACCAATGCCCATTTGCAGATTTTCCAATTGAGGCTCAATCTCTTGGTTGATCAACCATACTGCATTGGCCCGGTTCCTTGCCCGCATACGGCTCCACATATTATCGATGTTTTCTTTGACGACAGTATCTGGATCTTGCCCTGACTCTTTGTTTACAACAATAGTGGCTTCAGCGTTTAAAAAGCCGAGACACTGACCAGCGCCATTCCCTCTGAAAATCTCATCATCTAGGACAAAAGCGAATTCATCGGAAAAACCTTGATAGTAGATGGATTCTAATGCAGTGGCATCTTCCATCAACTCATCAGTCATATAGGCAATGCCCATTAACTTTTCCAGTTTTTGCTCGATTTTGCCAAATTTCGGCTTCTTGCCCGTGACAGTATCTGCCTCGTTGGCCCTATATACTTGGATGCCACCCATTCTTGAGCCTGTGGCTCGGCTGGTTTCATCAACGGTATTGGAGATTAATCCGTTCGAATTCGGCCCTATTTCGACTTGCATGCAGCGAGACGCCAAAAGCCCAGTGTCGTAAGTGTTTTTAATGATGCCTTGGGCAAAGTCCGATTGAATCATATAGCCACCATCGGATGGAATGGCAGCAGCACCGCCAGATGCCGCGGCATGAATCTCCAATAATCTTGGATCCACATCGTTGCCAGGTGTACCGGAAGAAATAATAGCCTTCAGTTGCTCTCCAAAACTGGAAAAAACAGGTTTCTTAGGTTCAGCATGCCCACCAGTTGGCTTATCATCAGCTTCAAGAGTATGAACCGGCTCCATGGAAGCTTCTAGCTCAATTTGAGCCTGAAGCGCCTCTATTTGAGCATTGAGTTTGGTCACTTCATCCTGTTTAGACTTGACGCTAGCCACATCTTCATCAGTCAAGGACTCTTTTTGCAGAATCTCGCTTGACTGAGCCACGAGTCCGCTCTTTTGCTGCTGCAACTGCCGCAGTTTTTTGTGTATCGACATTCACTTTCTCCTTATTAGCAACACAAAAGAGCCCTCACACTCTCAGGGGCTCGCTCTTACCGTTTGATTAACGTTTTATAATCCTAAAAGTCTGTTTTTCAGCCTTAGCACTTCCAATTCACGTTCCCGATTAGTCACATCGGTAGACTCATCTTCCATTTTCCCATTACCGGATTGACGTTTGGCGCCGAGGCGAGTCAAAGCGTCATCCATAGTTCCAATTCGATCGACCATTCCTTTAGCCAATGCATCCTTGGATTGAACCATTCTGCCCTGACCGAAATCTGATTTCACGGTAGAGACAGACACATTCCTGCCCTTTGCCACAGCCTTTGTGAATAAATCATAGTGATGATCTGCCACGCGCTGGAATTCAGCCCGAGCCTCATCGGAAAGAGGTTCGTATGGGTGTCCTTCCCATTTATATTTTCCTGCTGTAATAACCGTTACATCGATGCCTTCATTCTCCAGTGCCTTGCTGAAATCTGCGTGTGTCATTACGCAACCAATTGATCCCACTTCGGAGCTTGGCGTTAAAACAATTTCATCAGCAGCACTGGCAATAAAGTATGCCGCGCTGGCCGCCATCCCGTTGACCACCGCCACGACAGGCTTTGTGCCTTTGTTTTTCATAATCAGATCATGCAATTCCTGATTTCCCTGTGCTAAACCGCCTGGGGAATTGATATCAAAAATAATGGCACCTACTGTAGGGTCATCGACCATTTGCTGAAAGGCCTGCCCCAATCTTTCGGTTGTTGGCCAACCGAAATAGTCACTGTAAAAACTGGCCCGATTTCCAATGCCTCCCTGAATTGGAATGATGCCAATCCCGGAAGCGGTATTGCTCGATTTCAATGCCCGGTTTTCCGGAGCAACAGCAGGGAGAGTTTCCGTTGACCCGGCACGGAAAGCGCGCATCAACTGGGATTCCATAGCAAGCAGATAAGTGTCAAGGATGGCCCATGGCGTATTGTAAAAGCTCTCCATAAGGCGAATGAGATTATGCATCCTGAGTATCACTCCCATTATCTTGCTTGTTTTCTTTGTTTTGCTGGTTTTGAGCCTGATTTAGCCCTTGAATGGGCTTGGGTAAATCATCGCCACCCTCAATGGGGTTTAGATTCTCTAATGCCCTTACCTCGTTCGGTGTCATCCAAGCAGGAGAGTTTCCAGCGCCAAGGGCCTTCTGGAAATAAGCGGACCGGCTGTTGGCATCGCCTCTCAGGAGCCCATCAATCTTAAACTCAACAAAGATGTCATCTTCCAGGATTAGATCCCGCTTAATGGCCTGCTCAATGTTCACCAGCCAAGGGCGAATGGTGTGTTTATAAAATCCAATGTCCTGATTTTCGATATTGCTGAAGGTAGCGCGTTCCAAGTCGCCAATCATATGCGGGGGAACACCAAACAACCCACAAATTTCGGATCGTCCGAACTTACGGGTTTCCAGGAATTGGGAATCCTCATTACTCATGCCCACCTGTTGCCAGGTTAAACCATACAAAATAGCTACTTTATGCGCATTTTTGGCTCCACGATGTGCTTTTTCCCAAGAAGTACGGTTCGCATCCCGAACTTTCTCATCCACTGGTTTATCGGACGACAGAACGCCACCAGGACGAGCGTCATTGGCAAAGAACCTGTTCGCATACTCCTGGGTCTGCATGGCACCGCCAAACGTATCTCGGACTTTCTCAATAACCGAAAAGCCTTTGATGCCATCGTCTGATAAATTATTCACCCGAAATATGTCACCCTGGTTATATGGGACCGGCTGGCCGGAATCATTGGTGTACTTAAAGCGCAATGAATAATTTGGCAAGAGTTCCGTGGTCATACGGGCAGGATTTAATGGAATAATAGATTGTACCTGCCCGTCCGGACCAAACAATTTACGGGAGTAAAAGTTTCCCCGCAATGCCAGATGCCCTACCATCATCTGGAACAGGTTGAATTTGGTCTGATACCCGTTGGGTTGGAATTTCAAAAGTTGCGCCAAGGGATGATCCGGAGCCTCTTCCTTGCCTCCCTCCGGAAGCTGCCTATATATACAGATAGGAAGAGAAGCAATGGATTCAGCCAAAACCTTCACGCACGAGTATACCGAGGCAATCTGCAACGCATTGCCATTATTGACCTGGACGCCAGCTGAGGACATGGGCGAGACATCCTGATACCAAAAATCAGAACCTGGACCTGGCGGCTCGGAGGCCATTTTCCATAAAGCTTTTAGAAAATTCATTTACCAGTCCCATACTTCAACTACAGGGTCGGGCTCGACTTCTCGGTTCATCAAGCGGGCAAGCGCATCAAACAGGGCGGCCATACCGTCAATTTTTTCCCGCGAATTCTTCCGGTCCGGTTTCATATTGCCAGCTGGATCTAATGCAACCTGTAAGTTGCCTGCCATCCATCGAAATACAGGATTTCCGTCCCAAATAAAGTTTCCGGACAAATAGAGCCTCTCAAATTCCTTCATGGCCGGATTCATGGAGACAAAGCCTTGGCCTACCTCAGTCATAGGAGCGCCATCATCTTGCAGGTCTATCACCAACTGGCTGGCGTTCCATCGGTCATACCCGATGTCCACGATCCGATGCCTGTCCATCAAAGCTTTGATGTCCGCCTTGATGAAGTTGTAATCGCAGATATTGCCCGGTGTCAGCTTGATATAACCCTTTTCGGCCCACTGGGGATAAGGCACCTGGTTCTTTTTCCAGCGTGCCTGCGCGGTTTCCTCCGGCAGGTAAAACAGGAATTTGGCATAAACCTTGCCGTCTTTCTTGAGAATGAGGACGAAGGCGGAAATATCGGACACGCTGGCCAAATCCAGTCCACCCACCAGCTCGCAATCCTGGAGATCCTCCAGCTCGAACGCTTGGATACACGCATCCAGGCGTTCCATATTAACCCATGCCTCAGCTGCGTCTGTCCAAACGTTCAGAAGCTTCGTCAAAAAATTGACCTTGGCTGAGGGTATCTCTCTGGCCTTGCGGCACTCATCCTGAAGGTACTTCAGGGATACGCTGACACCCAAGTTTGGATTGGCTTTAATCCAGGTGTATTCGTCCAGCCACTCCTTCTCTGGGTCATCAAGGGTATAAATAATGGCAAAGAAGGAATCGTCTTCCACTTCACCCGAAAGCACCTTAAGCGCATATTCCCGCTGCTGGTAGCAATAACCGGTTTTATCGAATCCGGCAGTGGTAATGGCCAGCATAAGCGGTTGCGTTCTAGCCGCCAATGCGGAACATAAGACATCCCACATGCCGCTCGTCCGGTGGGCATGCAACTCATCCACCAGACCAAAATGGACGTTCAAACCATCCTGTTTGGTGGAGTCAGCGCCTAATGGCTCCAGTTTGCATGCTGTTCCAGGAATGCTGAGGTTGTTTTTAACCTGCTTGATCCGGACTGACAATGCCGGTGATGCTGCAACCATCCTAGCGGCTTCATCAAAAGTAATTTTGGCCTGGTCTTTTTTAGTGGCCGCCGTGTAAACTTCGGCGCCTGGTTCCCCATCTGCAGCCAAACCATAGAGGGCTAAACCTGATACCCATGTGGATTTCCCGTTTTTTCGCGCAACCTCAATATGGCTTGTTCTAAAACGACGGGTTTCGTCCTCATTCTTCCAGCCGAATAGACTGACAGTGACAAACGCTTGCCACCCTTCGAGTTCTAATGGGGTTCCGGCCCATTGGCCTTTGGAATGCTTGCAAAAAGGAAAGAAATCAAGCGCATATTGGGCATCATCCGGATCAAAGTATATACCCCTGAGATGCCCTTTTTCTAAATCGTCAAAATGACGCTGGCAGGCCTGCTTTACATATTTACAGGCGAGAATCTTGCCAGCAAGGACATCGCGGGCATACTGCTCCGCCATTTCAACAGTTGCAATGGCCTCATCTCCAGACTTTTATTGAATAAAAGATGTGAAAACTGAATAAATCGCACAAAAAATCAGACCCACAATGAGGGCGATGGTGACCAGGAATAGTTTAATCATGCGTTTTAAAAGCTTGATTTCACTATCACAAAGATGCTCATGTTGATTCAAGTCAGACAAATGCTTCACCATTTTTCAGAATCTCCACATTAGGAAATTCTTTACGAATAAATTTCAGAATTTTTTCTAGCAATTTATCTTCATCATGCCCAACCATTAGTTCATGATTGCCGATTACCAGCAAATCACCGATTTCAAACTCTGGTAATGGCAAATTGGCGTTCTGGGATTTGGATTTTTTGGGCTTTTCGGCGTCCGGGCCAACTGCAGGTCCAAGATAATCTGAAGCAAAAGCTGTACTGCTGATGGAAATTAATGGTGCAACCATATCAGCACCACCCAGCTCTGAAACAAAAGCGCTGAATGTTTCTGCGGTCACTATGCCAAATTGGCTACTGGCCATTGCAACTTTAAGCTTTGCCTCTTCCCTGTCCGAAGCCTCTACAAAAACAATTGGGATATCGCAAATCTCATGACCAGCCTTTTCCAGTGCTGTTAAAGCGGCCATCCGTCCTGCGCCATCGATCACATAATTTGGATCTACCCCATTGCCCGGGTTCCAAACCACTAGGGGAAAGGAAAAGCCGACATCTAAAATTGCCGTTTTAAGCTTTTCAACGTTCCTTTTTTCTGAATCCTTCAGCCGATTTGCTTCATATTTTTTAAGCTCTGACCAAGGTACAGTAGGACAGTCGAGAACTTTATTCGTAACAGGCAGTTTCCTAGATGCTTTGGGCATTGATTTACCTTCAAATTTTGAGTAATCTGCTTATATAGGGAATCAGTTCCTTGCATAAATTTAACAAACAACTTTTGGTCAGCGGGTGTATTCCTCGCTGGCCTTTTATTTATGCCTTTAAGTGACGACGATTTAGAAAATCTTCAAATGGATCATTGCCAGCATTTGGCTTAACATCCAACCGACTTCTACTGGATGGAGTCATGCCGAATTCAGCCGCTATCTTCTGCATTATATTGGTTTGTTTATTGACTATGGCAAGATATGGATTTTGAACTAAATTACCATTGCTGGTTTTGGTTACCATTCCCATTTTATTGACATAAGCGGCTGCCTCTTTCCGGAGCCCATAGGCTTGGCAGTAAGCCTCAATCAATGAGATGTCTAGGGTGGTTAAAAGGCCCTGAGCCTCTAACTCTTTGTATAACCGCCGATATTCTTTCGCGGCTTCTTTTGCTGCTTCAGGTGCTTTCCAACCTTTGACATCATCTGCAGTGGCCGCCCGCTCAATCGTAAACTCAGCGGGCATCCGTTTCTTTGCTTTTGGCGGCCTTGGCTCATTTTTATTAATCGGACGCTTTCCAGGATTCCCCTCCCGTAGCTTTACAACAGTGGGCTTCGGTTTTCTGCCTTGTACCATCTGATTTTTCCTATTTTCTGAAAATTTTAGCCCCCCCCTGTGTTAATTTCGCGGCGAAAAACTGAAAGCTCCCCCGCCGGTCTTGGCTGGGTATATACTAAAGATTTACCACGGGGGTATGGGGATCACAATTCAGATCAAGATCAAAATAATAAAAATGGATATACAAAAGAGGTGTTTAAACGATCCCACTGCCACCAGTCAGGGATAGGGGGAAGGTTGGCTTCAACCCTATTGCCAAGGCATAGAGGTGTGCTTGCACAATGCGCGTTACTGCAGGGTTCTGCATTGTCATTGCTCTGACACTCCTGGGTAGTCATTAGTGAAGTGAAAGAGTGGAAGGCGTTTGCCATCGCTAACCGCATCAAAACGATTGGATGCAACATATGGAAGACTCCTAATGGATGCGGTCAAGGCAGCAATGCCAAGCATACTCACCATTGCACTTAACTTCGCCACACAAGCCAATCTTGCGGGCAAAGTATTGTGATTGAACAGGTATATCACCTCATTGATGAAGCTACATACCACATGCTCAAAGCGTGATTCATGTGCCAACTCTTTAGTGTTAACCGGCTTCAAGTCATCAAACCGGATGATTTGCCCCCAGCCTTGAGTCATGACTTAGACCTTCTCTGCATGTATTTTAGTGAAGAAATAAACTTGTAAAAGCGACATTTTAAACAGCTTGCCCATTGCATATATTCGATTGGTTCTGTATTCCACAAAATGGGTGGTTCATTTTCCTCACCGCATTTTGTGCATTTGGGCCAGAAATTCTCAATAACCAAAGCCACCATCATCCTTTACTGTTTTGATATCATGGCAGCGCTTGCATAAGCTTTGCCAATTGCTCTCATCCCAGAATAATTGCTGGTTTCCCTTGTGAGGAATAATATGATCCACGACTGTTGCTTCAATGGCTAAGCCATCAATTAGGCAGTGAGCACATAGTGGGTATTCGTTAAGAAATACTGCTCTTGCTTTCTGCCATTTATAACCATAGCCACGTTGTGCTGCATTGGGCCTATGTTTATCGGCTTCTGCTTTTGAGGTTCGATAACCTTTTGGTCGGTGTATTGGTGGTCTATATGGCATAAAAGAAAATGGGACAAGCCTGTCAACCCTTCAGACTTGTCCTATTGAACCATACAATCGGATTTCAAGGTTAGTACGTGGTTAAACTTATAAGATTGCATTTTAAACCTTCAATGACAGCTGCTGTCTTGTTTTTAACTCTTAACTTACTAAAAATTCTATTCATATGGGACTTAACAGTGAGCATTGAGATGACTAATCTAGTTGCTATTGCATCATAATCACCGTTGCAGTCAATTAATAGTTGTAGGATTTCAGACTCTTTAGGAGTGAGCATTTCTATTTTATCGTAGTGAGTACTCATGTTGGAAATGTCGCCAAAACACCAAGATACAAGGCCAACATGAGACCCATAGTGAGCATGTAAATGATAATTAAACGTACTTGATCCATACAAAGCATTATGAAGCTGTCCCCTTTTCCCGTTGCAATTGTTTCAACCAAAGACTTCGCTTTTCCTCAATGGCCAAAAATGCCTTATTGCTTACCCACGGCGCTTTTTCATTTTCTCTAATATAGCTTGCCGTTTGATCAGCAGGCTTTATAGTTTGAAGAGTCCATTCACAAGCTATGACCTGAGTTTTAGTGTTTTTAGGTATTTCATCCTGGTAAGTAGGAATTATAAAGGCTTGGCCGGTGCGAATTAATTCATCATATTTATACCTGTCATGCTTATCTGATTGAAATATATCGGTGGGTTTGCTATTTCGGAAATAAAGATGCCAAAAATTATGTACGTTGTGGTGACATATATCGCATTTGGCAAAATCAAAGTATGTGGTGTCACCATGCCCTGGATAGTTTGAGACTGCATAACGCGCCTCAGCAGGGAAGTTCTTTCCGCAATGGTTGATTTTAGCCAATGCAGTTGCCTCTCTTATGCCGCCGGGTCACCTTTCGCATGCTACTGAGTTGTACCGGTCAGCTCATTGCCTACCGAAGCAAGCAAACCTCACTTGTCCACGCTTTCTTGTTCAGATTAGCTTATCTGGAAGAGAACTTGGTGAATTTTTGGCATTTACAGCAAATTTGGTAAATTTTGCACGATTAGAATTTTAAGTTTCAACCCCTAATTCCCTCAAGAATGCAGTAATAGCGTTATCAGACAGACCGATTTTCTGGCAAAATGGCTTCAGTTCTTGAACTTTAACCTGGAAGTGTTCATTTCGGACACGAGGCCAAACAGGAAAATCCTCATCAAGATGCGCAAATTGAAGCGCTTTACGATAAGTCATTGGCGGATAGTACTTCGCCAAGACATTGGCCACTTTCTTCAAGGGCTCACTTTTCGTCATAACCACGCTTTTACCTAGCTCACTAATGTTAAGTTTACCATTTTTTGTTTTTATAATCTATGTTTGTTTAACACAGAAAGGCCGGTTGTAGCGTAACTTCAACCGGCCTCAGTGCATGCTAGGTTTGAGAATTAAAGACTAGAATAAACTAATCCCTATATTTCCTCAACATATTTGGCCTTGATTAAATTGTTTTTTTATTTATGGAATTAAAAAGAGCTTCACGGTGCGAAATTGTAGATGGCAAGCTTACAGTGGGAGCTGAATTAAAATTTGTAGTTGTCCACTCCATAATTTGCTGAATATTAATCTGAACGTATCCCTGGGTGGTTTCTAATACTACATGGCCTAAAATTTCTTGAATCATGGACATTGGCATGCCTCTTTTTGCAAGATTTGTTGCGAAGCCTCTACGGTAGTCATGGGCTTTAACAGGATTTGGCAAGGTTTTAGCCAAACGTTTTGCTTCAGATTTAAGCTTTTCTTTGCTCCAGTCAATATTTTCCAAGGCAAGTTGCTTATGGGCCTTGGCAACACGCATAGCCATCCCCAAGTTTTGAAGTCTGTCTTTGATTGATCCCTCAGTTAACGGGGTGCCATCCTTCTGAACAAGCAGGCAATCTTCTCCAGATTTTGGCCGTATATAGCTTATCCATTGATCAAGCTTTGGCCGAAGTTCTGGGAAAAGCACAATAGGCACATATCTTTCCTTACTACCCTTACCAAAGACCAACATAAGGTTTGTTTTAAAGTCTATGCAATCTTTAGACAGCCATGCCGGTTCAGTTCTCCGAAGCCCTGCATATGCGTATAAGTGCAATAGCATGTCAGTAACCTCAATATCATACTGACTGCGACCATCGAACCAGCTACGGTTAAACTTGATGGCTTCCTGAACCTCAATTTCGTCAACAAAACCACGCTTTGGTTTGAAAACACGTCCTGGAAGGCACTCCCGAAGAGCATCTAAATCCGATTTAGTTTTTAAGCCTTCTTTGATTAGAAAATCGGTAAAACGGGTGCAGGCACGATAAATATGCATCTTGGTGGAGTAGAAGTCCCTTCGTTTGATGCGATCCACCTGGAACCGCTCACAGGTCATTACCTTCGCCAAATTTTCAGCATTGATCTCAGTAATGGTTGGACTCAGCTCGAGAACATCCCAAAAGGTCGATAAGCCCCATTCTAAAGTACCTTTACGGTACTTGCTACTCGTAGGAGTATTCCGCCAACTACAGGATCCCACTTCCATTCCTTTTAACCATTTATCCTTCAATTGCTCATATCCCTTACTGGAAGTTAGAGCAACATTTTTATTGATGGCTGATGCCAGTATCCAATAAACAGGTCTGGAGCCTTTGAGAACCTGAACACTTGGAATAGCCCCATTTTGTGCTTGTCGAGCAAAAGTAGAACGGTTAACTGGCTTGAGTTTTACCGCTTCGTCAATAGGAATAAAGCCCTGTGAACGGGCTTCTTCTGGGGATAAGTATTCTTGCATAATAGACCGCATGTTAATTCGGTCTATTCATCGTTGCAAGTTTGGTGATTTCGTTGCATCCACCAAACACTTTAATTTCTGTAGAAATGGTCGGGATGACAGGATTCGAACCTGCGACCCTCTGCTCCCAAAGCAGATGCGCTACCAAGCTGCGCTACATCCCGATTGAATGCTGGTGAGGATTCTACCTAATCCTACATCAAGGATCTTGCTCTGTCTATTGCTGGGCGATAAATTCCTCCAAAAAGTGGGCCTGCCAAGGCTATTCATATCATCAAAGTCTCAAACAGCCAGAGCAAAAGCCCCGGCTCAGACCGCTTGAACCCAATGAAGAGATTTGCCTTGGTTGCGCAATCGCTCAATTTCCAGCTGAAGCCGGTCCACTTTCTGGGCCATGTTAGGCCAGGGCCAAAACTGAGCCAGGATTTCCAAAAATTCCATCTCATGATACAAGCTTTGGACCCGCTTTTCAATCTGCACAAGCTGACGCTGGCGCGCTTTTTCAATAGGATGTGTCGAACGCATGACAAAAATCTCCTTAACTCAGAGGGTTTCCAACCGAAAATGTAAGATGAGCGTTACTTCAGCGGCACGTTCATGCGCTGGAGTAACTGGTAACTGGAATCAATAACATGAGATATACATAATATAAAAATTTGATTTCGTTTAAATTGCTTCAGCGGGGTTTATCACCTCATAGAAGTTACATTTGTTTACATTAAGCGTTTCATGCTGTTTGTCTTATACTATGCAAATCAGGGGAGACCACTTCTAATTCATCAATCCCATCGGTGCATGAGGTTGATAGAAAGAAGCGACATTAGAAGACAAACTCAGAAACAAGTCTGGTTTTACGTTTTCATTCAAGTCGGGCATTCATGACGGTGGGTTTTGACTCAATCATGGCAATATACCTTCCAATTGAAGCTTTAACACGCTGTCGCAAGCATCCGCCCAGCAGGAAAAGGCAATAACCATAAAAAAGATTGTCTGACCCGTGTATTCCCTGTCACTCAACCGGACCTACCCTATTCAAGTTGGAAACTTACAGTGATGACACTAGGTATAACTTTACATTTCCAGGTTTAGACCGGTCTTTGTGCTTACATGGCACTAAAAACCTTTCATAAGGTTTAAATAAAGAGCAAGGTAAGCCAGCTGTCTATTATGGATTAAAGGACCAGAAGCAACTTAAAGGGTTTTATGTTAACCATCTCCGGGGTTCAATATCCTGCCAGAAACCAGAACGCGCGCTTCCTGGGGCACTCTGCCCCAGTGAGATTCTCTGGCTTGGATGCTCCCAAGGGAAAATCCGTTTGGCTGGATAAAGCCTTCCTGAGCGTTTCCAAGCCTGGCCCTTTGGCGATTTTACCGCTGGAAGCCTCTGTGCTGGTCGGTCGTTCGATTCAGGCATACCGGCGGGGCGGTTGGCTGGAACTCCAGGAGCGTTTGCCCGAAGAGTTGGCAGCAGCGGTAGTCTGGCTGTTCGGCGTGGCATTTGCGCAAAAACAATTTGAAAAATACCTGAATCGCCGCGGAAATCAGCATCTTTCCAGTCATATTGCCTGGAACATGCCCTGGCGGAAACCGACCGATGTGGACTTAACCCCACAGCAGATGTTTGCTAAAAACCAAACCGAAATTAACAGCCTGTTGCGGATTAAATCCATCCGCTGGGCTTTAAGCGTGGGTTTGGCGCTATTAACGGTGGCCTATCTTATTCCCAAGACCAACCAGCTCAAAACCAACCTGATTCTTAGTTATCTGGGACGTAGAAAACGAACATCGGAGGGTTCAAACGTCCAGTTTGGCGATCCCGGCAATCAGAATCAACAGAACGGGACCACGCGCCCGGTACCGACTCAGGCCGTATCAGCGCAAAGGACGTTTCCCGCCAACCGGTTCATTCCTCTTAGCCTCCTTTACAGTCCTAATAGCTGGCCCAACAGCTGGTTCACCAATCGAACACTCCCATCACAGAACCGAAACTCAACAGGCAGTTCAACTCAGACCCAGCCAAACGCAAATTCATCTTCCATATCCAATTTAGGTGCCAACCCGTATTCATCCAATAAAAACCCAATCACAGGTTCGGGAAATCCAAATCCGGTAGCGACGGTTCGACACGGAAAATCCGCCGTCCGTTTCGGGGAATCTCCACTGATCAATGCAATCCAAAGAGGCGGCGCCCTGGTGGAACAAACCGATTTCGGGCAAATCCTCGCCGTCGATTTCGGGATCGCCGGGGGACGAGCCGCCGTGGCCGCCAAACGGAGCCCCTATGAGACGGTTGAAGTGCTTTGGCGCGATCTGGTTTCACTCTATTTCTACATCTTATGCGCGCCTCACCTCATGTCCGGTTTAACCGCCGGGCTGGATAAAGCATTCAAAACCAGTAGCCACCTGCAGCCGATGGTGGCGGAATTGCTGCACCGTGAAATTGACGAGAGATTGAAAACCCAGAAGCTGCATGAGGCATTGTATGGAGCAGGAGTTAATGTAATGCAGCCTGAAGGCCCTCTGCGGGAAGCCATGCGCGCCATTCACAAAAACACCTTCACCGACCTGCTGCGTATGGAAATGAAAGCCTATCTGCCGGGTAAAACTTTACCCGCGGAAGTCACCCAGGCTATCCACGCATACTTGCCTGATGAAAGTAATACTCCGGGACATATTCACGATTTGCTGAATGCCGTTGAGGGAGGGCAGGGAGGCTTTTCGTCCCTTTCCAGCGCCGATCGGCAAAACCTGATGATGGCCATTAAGCAGTCCGCCCGGCATACCGCAGGACTTAAACTTCCACTGAACGACTTTGGCAGCGAACTCCGGCGCGATGGATCACTGTTCAAGGCCCTGTTTGAGAAAATGACCAATGAACGGGAGAAAGAGGCGCTGTTGGGTCGAATCAAGCGGACCGCCACATTGGAAAGTATGGACCAAGTCCATTCCATGCTGCGCCGCACCACCAACCTGGCTCGAACCACCATGGGCACCGGTGAAGACGCCGGGCTGATCCGACGCGGAGAAGCCCTGGCAGACTGGGTGGATAACGCGGTGCATCACGCTCAGACCTTGGATGAATTGATGCAGGATGAGCTGGGTAATCTGGGTGAGCAATTGCACCAACTCAAACTGCAAGGAACCCCACTACAACGGGTCAGCCAGGCACTGGGCAAATCCGGAGGATTATCCTCAGTGCATGACTACAAACAGGCCCTGTTAAACGCTGACACCCGCCAGTTGCGTACCCTCGACAAAACCCTGGGTGAACTTTGGCAAGAGCCTACCAAGCTGGAAAAGTGGTCGCCCATGAAAAGCCATTCCAGCAAAATACATGATTTACAAAACAAGCTGGAAGCGTTGAATTTCAAGCTCTCCGGCAGTTCCAGCCAACGACCGATTGAGGCCATGAAAGAAAGCATTGCCCGGTTTACGCAGACGGTCACTGAGAATCCCAAGATTGGCAAGCCTGAAAAAGACCTGCTGAACTACTATCAGCGGGAGATTCACGATATCGTTCTAGGCCAGCAGGGCCGATTCTTCTCTCTGTCCATCAAGCATGATGACGCCGCCTTGAGCCAGAAACTTCGCGAAGTGCTTCGTGGCGGGTTAAAAAGCGACAGCCGGGTGCTCAGCAAAGCATTGGATACGGTCGGGCAATTGGAAACCGACTCTCGGAAGATGGCCGACACCACGCATCGCGAGGCCATGTCCAAAGAGATTGCCCGCTATCTGGATACCCTATACAAACGGTTTAACCCCGCCAATTTCCGGAATTTGGACCAGGCGGAACTTGATCGGCTTTATCAGGTTGAACTGAAGTCATTCAGACAAATGAACCGTGTCCTGCACTATGCCTCCAGAAGTATCGCCATTTTGGTGGCTATGTGGGGGATTGGTTGGCTGGTGCCTTGGGTACAGAACAAAATCAGCAAATTATTGACCGGCCAGAATGAAAACCCAGGATTAAAGGCGGCCAAGGAAAAGGTTGGATCGCTGGATAATCAGGCAAGCAAAAAACCAGCCGCTACACTCTCAAAACCGATCAATACACCGCCTGCGATGCAACCGAAGCCTGGTGTTTTACCGTACGCCAAATCCCGGATATCTTCCAATCCGACTCCGACTAATCCGCAACATCCCATCGCTCCCTTTGTTGGGAAACAGGATTTCTACTAAAGCCGGTCAGTAAAAAACGGACAATTGACACCGAGCTCGGACAAATCCACTGAAATTAGCGTGGATAGGATGTCGAGCCCCCAGGAGGTTGAATCGTTGAGCCGGGCATAGTGGACGATCCCGGCATCGTGGGATTAGAGAGTGTCGGATTGGACAGTGTTCCAAAGGTACCGTTATTTGCGGGAAAGCCCGTAGGATTGGTTGGAATGGGGTTCATCGGAGCACCCGGCGCAGTCAGCGGATTGGCATTCTGTCCGGGAAGGGAAACATTCGGTGATGAGGTGGCCCCTGCACCGGTTGGAGAATAGGTTTGCGCCATTGCGCCAATCGGAATCCCGATTATCATCAGCAATGCAGTCAATATCCATTGAAGCTTAATCATGTCATTTCCCCTCTTTCCAGTTAGAACACTGTAAACAATCCGGTATAGGAAGCCAATTCCCTATGCTGGCTATACTGTGGCCCCAAGCGTATCCCGCGAAGGATTTAGATCAATGAGAATGATAGCCAGCATTATTTTTTTATATGAAATTATTTTTACAGGATTTTTTTATTTTGAATTTTAGAAACAATTACTGTTATCTCCCAAGTTTGTGATAAAAACCATGTGGTGGTGAATCCGTAATGAGCTGTGTCATCAGCCAAAATCTGATCCCTAAATTCAACAGGAAAGCCATGATAGGTTTATCCCCAATAGTCGCCAATATACAACTGCATCAGCGTTTATAGTAAACAGACTACCCGGTATTTCGGTAATAACAGGCATTCCGAAAGGCTGCTCCCCATTACACCAGACAGTCAGAATACACGGTGTTCCTGGACTGGAACACTCATCAATCAATTCAATAGGAAAGCATTATATATCTATGTTTATTTCAAATACGCAAAGGTTGATTACCCTAAAAATTCCTGTTGCAAATCCATCCGGCAACACAGCACTTTTAGATGTTCAGCATCCTGAAGTGAATACTGGGAATCGGCATACCATCCCTCATGATCTCTTTACCTTTTCGGGCAGAGGTCATTCACCCACTCGTGCGAAAAAACCCCCTTTTTCCACTCCACTGGCACAAAAAAAGTTTTTAAAAAGCCTTGGTTCAAGCGAGAAAGAAATCTTTCTCTCCGAAGTGGAAAGGATAGAAAAAGAGCAGCCTGGGATACGGAAAAGTGCCGCTTATTCCAATGCCTGGCAAAACCTGTATGCTAATTCTGAGCAAAGCATGCCAGTCATACCGGAAGAGTCAACAGAACCAACAACGCCCAACATGAGCCCGGTGAAAAGCAGATCGAGACTTGCCTCCCCGGCTAAAACACCTGAACGCTGTCCGGATTTTTCAGACCCAGATAATAGAAACAAACATCGAAAAGAGCTTGAGCGTTTAGGTGACAGAGGACTGCCAGAAAGACAGCAAATCATTGATGACACGAAACGTCTAGGCAGTCTGCGGGAAGCCTTTGAACTATCTTGGGCAAGAAAACAGCAGGGAAGATTAACCTTACCAGAAACTCATTCGACAACACCCCAGGATAAACCCCGGAGCAGCTCCCCAGTTAAGACACAGAAAGAAACAGGGCACTTTGTAAATACCAAAGAAGCTGCAGCCTACTTCCGAACCCTTGAGTCTGGGCAAAAAACAGAAATTATGGCCAGAATTAATGCACTGAAACAGCAAGGCATGGAAAACGCTTTAAAACAGGCTATTGAAGAATTCTGGAAAGAAAACCACGCTAAAGGCAAACAGGCTGCCGTATCGGAAGAACAGCCCGTGCAAGAGGATACTCATCCCAAAACCGCAACGGCTGCCGAAGCTCGAACAAAGATACCTGACTTCTCGACCGAAGAAAAACAAGCAGAGTTTATGCGCTTGACGAATGAAAAAGATGCGTTTGCAGCATTGCAAATCTCCAGAACAACTAGAGCTTTACACAAGAACCAGAACTACGAGAAAATCGTTGCCAGAAAAATTGCCTGTGAGCAGGAATGGCAACGACAACAAGCTAAAAGCCGTCTGAGTGAAGAGCAGCTTCAGTGGGCTACAAAACAAGTGAATCGGATGAGAAAAGATTCTAAGGCGGATTTTTTCACTCGATTTCACTAGCGTCCGGTTAAAAACCCAATAGAGACAACTGTTTAGCGGGTTCGTGATTTGAGTAAATGTAATTTACTTCTGGAAACACTTGCTGGATGGGTATTTGCTCGAATAGAATTCC